GGGCAAGCCGCGCAGTGGCATGGATGACGCCATGGATGTCGCGAAGATCGCGGCCATGGTGTCATCCATGCGCCGCGGCGGCCGCGCAGGGTATGCCGGTGGCGGCATGCCGTACCAGACAGAAGGGTCTGGTCTTGATATCCCGAACGACGCGCCTCACAACACGCTCGCCGTTGCTCAGCCTCCGCAGGGCAAGCCGCGCAGTGGCATGGATGACGCCATGGATGTCGCGAAGATCGCGGCCATGGTGTCATCCATGCGCCGCGGCGGCCGCGCAGGGTATGCCGGTGGCGGAAGTCCCGATGATGGGCTCGCCGGCGACGACCAGTGGTCTCCCGAGCAGCACCAGCTTTCGCACAGCCTGCGCGACCTCGGCAGCAGCGCGTGGGATCACGTCAAGGGTCTGTTCTCCGACCAGAGTCACGACCCAGAATTTCTGGCGCGTCGCGCCAAGATGGACGAAACGACCCGCGGCATGCTCGGCGGCCAGCCGCCCATGGATCCGCTGGGCGCGAGTCTCAACCGGGGCGCGGACCCGGTCATGCCGGGGCTCCGTGCCCCTGCTGCCACGCAGCAGCCTGCCGCGCCCGCGGCGGCCCCGGTTCCAGCCGCGCGCCGCGCGCCGTCGCCCGGGCTTGCCCCTGTGGGCTCGCCAGACGACCAGCTGGCGGCGTCCGTCGCCGGCCAGACTCAGGGTGCAGGCGACTACTCCGCGCCCCCTGCGGCCGCTCCTGCTGCGCCCCAGCCGGGACTGGACCCTGCGCAGGCGCTGGCGCTCTCCCAGAGCTCCTCCGGCCTGCCGCAGCCCAGTGCCGCGGGTCAGCCGAACTCCGCCCAGAAGCCGTCCTACAACGTCGGCGACAAGCTCACGCACGCCGGTACGTCGGTCCTGAACTTCCTGAAGGGCCTGAACCTCGACAAGCGCGAGAACCTGATCCCGCTGCTGACCGGTGTCGCCGCCATGGGCACGGCGCCGACCCGCAGCCTCGGCGTGGCGCTGGCCTCCGGCGTTGGCGCCGGCGCGCAGTCCTACATGAATACCGCACAGCAGCAGGCAAGGATCGAGAAGACGCAAGCCGACACCGCAAACGTCGCGCAGGGCATCGCGGTCAACAACGGCATGGTCACGCTCGCCAACGGCCAGCGCATGCTCCTTGGCCAGTACCGCGCGCTGGTTGCGCAGGGCAAGGCGCCGCCGCTCGCTGGCGCCCAGCAGGCAGCCAAGCTTTCCGGGGCGCCTGCAGGCGGCGGCCAGCAGACCGCCGATCAGGCGATCTCTGGCCTGCCGCGCTCGCAGGAGTCTCACAACTACGTGAAGGACTACGGCACGTCGCGCATCGATCAGGACTACTCTCGCCTGACGCAGCTCGACCCCACGCAGTGGGAAAACGAGCGCGCGATTTCCGCGAAGACCGAAGACGGCATCGTGCAGAACGCGGCGAGCGCGCACACGCAGGGCGGAACGATTTCGCAGCTGTCTTCGACGCTGATGGCGATGCCGGACAACGGCGTGCTCGCCGGCGGCGCGTTCAACGGCATCAAGGCCGGGCTCGCGGGACGCGCCAACGACATCATGCGCACCATCGCTGGTGCCGCAGGTGTGGATCCCACGCCATACCTGATCGCTGACGCCACACCCCATGATGCCATGGGCCTCAAGGCCGCCGCCGACAAGCTCGGCGCCATGCTGACGTTTGCGCGCGCCCACGGCGCAGACCAGAACTCGCTGGGCGCGCTCGAGGCGGCGGCCACGGCCGTCCCGACGACGCAGCTCTCGAAGCAGCAGGCAACGTCCGTGCTCGCCAGCCTGTACGTCGACAAGCAGCACGCGCTCGACATGGCCGAGTACATGAACGAGTACAAGGGCAACGCCGCCGCCCGCCATCCGGGGCAGGGAGACCTTTACCTTGCGCAGAACGCGCAGTCCTCGTTCCGCAACGAGCACTCCGAGATCGAATACGGAAAGGCCAAGCAGGCGCTGCTGGACATCATGAAGCGCGCGCCAGACATTTTCTCCGGCAAGGTTCCGCCAGCATTCATTGATCGCTACGGAAAAGAGAACTACGGCGTCGAGAACCTGTCGCGATTCCTGAAGAACCAGTAGTCATGCCAGAAGCACTCGACAACGACGCAGCCTATCAGCAGTTCGCCGCCTCGGTGAGGCCTGCGGCTGCTGCCGGCGACGGCGGAGACGACGCAGCCTATCAGCAGTTCGCTGCCTCGGTGAAGCCGAAGCCGGAGCCTGACGCTGCCACGCGGCCCGCAGCTCCGCATGCCGCGCACGCGCCGACCCCGGCCGTCCATCGCGGCGTGGCTCGCGCCCCCGCCGGTGGTCCTGAGCCGTCATGGGGCGACACGTTCGAGCAGGCCGGCAAGAACCTTATCCCCAGCGCCGGCGACGTCATCGGATCCACGGTGTCGGCGTTCGCGCACCCCGTGCAGACCATGGAGTCGCTTGGCGCGCTCGGCAAGGGTGTGGCCTCAAAGGCCGCTGGCGCCATCGGCATGCCTCAAGACCCGGCCTCGAAGGCCGAGAACGAGAAGCTGCTGGATGCGCTCGGCGAGCACTACAAGCAGTCCTACGGCAGCGTGGCTGGCTTCAAGAAGGCGCTGGGCGAAGACCCGGCGTCCGTGCTCATGGACGTCACGACGCCGCTGAGCTTCGGCGCTGGCGCCACTGGCATCGCCGGAAAGGTAGGCAAGGTCGCCTCCATGGCGGATCCGGTGAACGCCGCGATGAGCGTCGCCAAGACCGTAGCGAAGCCGGCAACCATCGCCGTCCGCGGCGCGCAGAGCGCGGCGACAGGCGTGCCCGCGTCGCTGCTCAAGGTTGCGCACGCCGCCGGTTCGTCTTCGGACCCGGCACTGCGCGACACGTTCAAGCGGTTCTACAGCGGACAGGGGGATGCCTCCGAGTTCCAGCAGGCGGCGCAGGACGCGCTGCGCGGCGTGCGACAGGACGCGAGCGACGCGTACCTTGCCAAGAAGGGCACACTGAATCAGGTGAACCCTGACTTCAATCGCATCGAGCAGGCCATTCAGGATGCCCGATCGCAGACGCGTGCCGGCGGCGTGAACGTCGGCCAGTTCAAGCACGCCAACGACATGCTCGATGAAGTCGAGCAGATGGTCGACGGCTGGAAGCACGCGCCGGATCGGGCGTACCAGTCTCTCATGGGCATGGACAATCTGAAGCAGGCCGTCTGGGACCTGCGCGACAGCACGTCGAACGACGTCGCGCGTCGCCACATGGGCAGCATCTACGACGCCACGAAGAAGGCCATCGTCGATGCCGACCCCGAATACGCGAATCTCATGGAGAGCTACCAGACGGGTCGCAACAACCTGCAGAACCTGCAGAAGACACTCGGCCTCGGCAACAACACGGCCGCGGCCGCCGCCACGGCGAAGTCGCTGCGCAGTCTGAAGAGCCCGGGCGCCCAGAGCCTGCTCGACCAGCTGGCCGCGAAGGATCCGCACCTTGCCCCCATGCTCGCCGGCATGGCGCTGCACCCGTGGTCCGCTGGCGGCGCGCGCACCGCGCTGGAAAGCGTGCTTGCCACGCCTCTCGCCTTCATGGGCCACCCGGGGCTTGCCGTCGGCCAGTTCGCCGCGAGCTCACCGAGGCTCGCCGGTGCCATACAGTACGGCGCAGGTCGTGCCGAGGGCGCGATCCGCTCGCCCATGGGCCAGCACATGCGGCAGCTCGGCTACTACGGCGATCTCGCCAACGAGGGCGCGTCCACGGACAGCCCGCAGACGGATCCGAGCGCTCCGCCCAGCGTGCGCAACAACAACATGGGCAACATCAAGGACGGCGACTTCGCGAAGTCGCAGCCCGGGTATGTGGGCTCAGACGGCACGTTTGCGAAGTTCGCGACTCCCGCCCACGGCGAGGCCGCCGCCGCCGCCCTGCTTGAGCACAAGCTTCGCTCCGGGCTGGACACGCCGGCCGCGCTGATCAACACCCCCGGCAAAGGCTGGGATGCGGCTGCCCCGGCGTCTTACGCACAGCACGTCGCGCACTTCCTCGGCATCGGCGTGAACGACCCCATCGACATCAACCGCCCCGGCGTGAAGGCGCGCCTGCTGGAAGCAATCAAGCGCTTCGAGGGTGGCCCGAACGCGTCGGCATCTGGCGGTCGCATCGAGCGCGCCAGCGGTGGTCGCGCCGGGCGCAGTCACGAGCAGCTGGTCGGCCGTCTAATGCTCGCTGCGAAGCGCGCCAAGAAGGTCGAGGACAGCCGCACCGAACCACTTCTGCAGGCACCTGACGAAGCCATCGTCAAGGCGCTCGACGTCGCGAAGCGCGCGATCTAGGAGACGAGATGGCCACAACGAACAAGGCACTGAACACCCCGGCGAATGGCAGCAATGTCAACGTCTGGGACGTGCCGGTCAATGCGAACTGGAACGCGCTAGACAGCGCGCTCGGTGGCACCACGAACCTGTCCGTGACGGGTCTCTCGGGCGTCACCGTGCTGACGTCGACGCAGTACACGCCCCCGAATCTGAACGTAACTGGCGTGCTCACCGCCAACGTCAATTACCAGCTGCCCACCGGCGTCGGCGGCATCTGGAGCGTGAACAACGGAACCAGCGGCGCCTTCAGTCTGACCATCTCAAGCGGCGGCGCAGGCTCCAGTGTCGTGCTGCCGCAGGGATACCGCACGGCTATCATCAGCGATGGCACGAACATCCTGATCTTCAACACGTCGCTGCCGACCACGGCGGCCGGCGCGAACACGCAGGTCCAGTACAACAGCGCGGGCGGCTTCTCGGCCTCCGCGAACTTCACCTTCGACGGCACGTACCCGAACATCCTCGGCATGAGGCTCAAGGGGTCGGTGTCAGGCATCGTCACGTTCACCGTGCCTGCTGCGGCCGGCACATACACCGTGATCTGGCCGAACAGCAACGGCAGCGGCACGACGTACCTGACGAACGATGGCGCCGGCAACCTGTCGTGGCAGGCGATCTCCACCGGTGTCACGTCGTTCAGTGGCGGAACGACGGGTCTCACCCCGAACACGCCGTCAGCCGGCGCTGTCGTGCTTGGTGGCACACTCGCCATCGCCAACGGCGGCACTGGCGCCGGAACACAGCAGGCCGCCATCGACGCACTCGCTGGCGCCGTGACCGTGGCGAACTTCCTGCGCGGCAATGGTACGCACGTCGTCATGGGGGCCATTCAGGCGTCTGACGTCCCCGTGCTCAACCAGAACACGAACGGATCGGCGGCGTCGTGCACGGGCAACGCCGCCACGGCTACGACGGCTACTACCGCCAACGCGCTGAACACCGCCAACGACTATCAGGTCCACAGCATCGGTGTCGGCACGGCCGCGTCTGGCGTGATCGGAGAGGTGCGCGCGACCGGCAACGTCACGGCGTACTACACGTCGGATCGCCGGCTCAAGGAGAACATCCGCGCCATCGAAGACCCAATCGAGATGGTGCGGCAGATCCGGGGCGTGCGCTACGACTGGACCGACCAGTACCTGAAGGAGCACGGCGGCGTCGACGGGTACTTCAACCGCAAGGCTGACGTTGGCGTCATCGCGCAGGAGATTCAGGCCGTGCTACCCGAGATCGTCGGGCAGCGCGCAGATGGGTCGCTCGGCGTGAAGTATGACCGCCTCACGGCGCTCCTGATCGAGGTCGTCAAGACCCAGCAGGACCAGATTGATCGCCTGAGCCACGAGCTCGACCTGATCAGGGCGGAGCTTCCGTGACACTGAACTCCTCAGGTCCGATCAGTCTCGGCGGTAGCACCGCCGGACAGTCCATTGCGCTGGAGCTCGGGCTCGGCGCAACGGCACAGATCAGCCTGAACGATGCCGCGGTACGCACGCTGGCCGGAAAGCCCAGTGGCGTCATCACCATGCCGACGGACTTCTACGGCAAGGCGAACCGCACCATCACGCTGCCCGCCAACCAGACTGTCAGCGACTCCGGTCCCGGCGGCGCGAGCGCCTCGCTGCAGCTCAACTTCGACGGCAACCGCTACGAGAACACGCTTTCAGGCGGAACGGTCAACGACGGCGCATGGTGTGCCCCGGCCGGACAGGTCAGCACGGTGCAGATGCGCGCAACCGTCACATCAGGCAGCCTCACGAGCGGAACGACCGGCAGCTGGATCAGCGCGACGCAGAGCTGGAGCCTCACGAAGGCCACGCCCGGCACGTTCACATGCGTATTCACTCTGGAAGTGCGCGACTCCACGACGCTCACCGTGCTCGCCACGGAGACCGTCACCCTACAGGTTACGGTGATCTGATGGCCGCCCTACCAGCACCTGTCGACCCATCCTGCGTCTGGCAGCCCGACCGCGACCGCGCCGCGTATCAGGCGTTCGCGCGACCGATCACCGAGCACGAGTACGGCGGTGTCATCTACAAGGACGCCGACGGCAACTACTGCTATTCGGTGCCGGTCCAGGGGCACTCCGACCACTTCGAGCTGCGCACGCAGACCCCGAAGGGCGCGCACTTCGATTCGATCTACCACACGCACCCGGAAGACCGCGCCAACGACGACGGTATGCCCAGCCACACCGAGCTCTTCTCGCCCGCCGACGTATCGATGTCGCAGCAGCTCGGCGCTGACAGCTACATCAAGACCGAGAAGGACGGGCAGATCCGCAAGTTCTCGCCGAAGACGTCGAAGCTCGTGCCGTCCGTGTTCGATGGTACGCGCGGCCCACAGCGCCCCGCGTCCCCGGGCGAGGTTGTGCCGCGTCCTCAGGATGACGTCGTCGACAAGGCCCTGCAGGTGTCTGCAGCCGCCACCAAGCAACAGCCGCTGACCGCTGCCGCGGGAAGCGATCAGTAACCGTGGAGCAGAGGGGATTCACCGTGAGCGAGGTAAGGGCAATGGAGCTGATCAACGCCGTGCAGGCACAGATCAACACGCACGAGGCCGTGTGCGCGGAGCGCTACACGGGGATTCTTACGGCACAGGCGAGCCTCTCGAAGAGCATTACCAGCGTCAACAAATGGATCATCACGGTCGGCCTCATGGTCATGGCCGGCATGGGCGCCACGCTGATGGCGCTACTCTTCCATGAGCGCCCGATGTAGGGATCACTCCTTAAGGTGGAGGATCCCGAAGAACATGTCGAAGGCCACGCAGCAGAGCACGAACCCCCCGGAGAAGGCCCAGTACCCGGGGTGAGGCGCGGCCGACGGCGCGAGAAACAGCCAGCCATGCCACAGCAGGAAGAGAATTCCCAGCGGCACGCCAAAGACCAGTGCGAGGGCGGTGGTGAGGATCAGGACTACCGCGAGTACCACGCAGATCCCGAACACGGCAATTGGAAGTCTCACGTGGAATTCCATGGCGCGCTACCGGATCAGGCTGTAGACGGTGTCGGCACAGCCTGCGAGGCTGAGCGCGAGCAGGACGAGCGTGATGCCGCCCAGCCAGAGAATGGCGTTTGCGCCGTACTTGACGACGCGCAGCGCGCCCGGCGTCACGACTGCTGCTCCGCGGAGGCCTTGACCTTTCCGACGTGCATGCAATTTATGATGATCTCGCCCTTGTCGTGCAGGGTGTCGAGCCCCGTGCGCTCGTCGCGCAGGCGGTAGAACTCGCGGACCACGATGAAGTCGTTCTCGCGCAGCGCGTCGCAGAACTGCTGAAGGCTGTCGCAGGCGAAGTCAGCGGTGATCTGGTGGACGGACTTGCCCTGATGGCTGGGCATGTTCAGAGTGATCTGGAATCTCATATCGGTCTCCACTTGAGGAATGCCGCCCCCGGTCAAGGGGGCGGTGTGTGGGCCGAGTCTAGCCGAAGTGGCTAGCCGAAGTCATCACCGGCCGGAGCGGCCGTCTGGGTGGCCGGCGGGGGCGCCGCCGTGCTACCCGTCGCCGGCGGCCCGCGGTGGGTGGACTGCGTCCCGACGCTGCCCGTGGCGGCCGTCTGGGCGGCAGCGGACGGCTTCGCCGGCGCGCGCGGCGTGTAGACGAGATCCGCCGGGCGGTTCACCCACGAGACGATCTCGAAGATCGGGTCGTAGTTCGTCGACTTCTTGTCGCCGTTGCCAGAGGTCACCGGCACGGTGTCCTTCAGGATCACGACGGGCAGCTGGCCCGGGTGCGCGGCCTTCTCGGCCTCGTACTGCGTGTGGATCGCATCGAGGCCACGCAGGCAGGCGCGCGCCGTCGACGCGAACTCGCGGACGTCGCCGCCGCAGTCCTTCGACAGCTTGATCGCGATGCGGAAGCCCTGATTGTGGTTGTCGTTGGGGCGGGCCGGCAGGACCTGACCGAACTTGACCATCGCGAAGCTCGGGGCCTGCCCGGCCGCGAACATGATCCAGCCGACCTCGATGTTCTCGAAGTCGAAGACCGCCTTGAAGGCGCGCGTGATGTCGATGGACGCGGTGCCGTTGTCACCCTTGTCCTGCCGGAAGAACCGGCCGGCGCGCGAATCGTATTTGCACACTGGCAGGAAATCGCCGCCGCCAGTGCTTTCAGTCTGAAGTCCAAGTGCCATGATGTTTACCTCTTGCTGTTTACAGGATGCCGTGGTCTAGCCCACGACGGGCTTTGCCGCATCGCGCGGCAAATTGGGATACAGAGGGTCGTTCTCGCGCAGGTCCGCGAAGACCTTGTTGAGGACGGAGGACGCGCTCTCGTCGGTGCCGAGCAGCGGCACGGAGTCCATGAACATGCAGACAGCCTGCTTGAAGGCCACCTCGTTGGGCGCCTGCGCGACTTGGATGATCAGCATGCGTCGCAGGGCGAAGTCGTCCTGCGTGTCCAGCGCGTAGCCCAGCCGGGTCAGCGACGCCTTCACGCGGCGCGTCTGGTCCTCGGCCATGGCGGCCGCCTCGCCGGGCGGCAGAATCAGTTCAGGTGCGTTCATGCTCACACTCCCCACACGTCGTACACCATCTGACGCGTCGTCGGTTCGTTGAAGAAGTAGTGGTCCACGTCGGGCATCGTGATGGCGACGAGCTCGGCCGGGTCCGCGGAGATCGACAGGAACTTCTGGATGGCGAGACCGGTACGCGTCAGCGCGGCGATGTGGTCCTCGACGTTCTCGACGGCGTAGACCTCGCTCTTCTTCGGCGTGGCGTACGCGATGCGGGGAGCCTCGCGGTCGCCCTTGGCCTTGGCGTAGAAGGCGCCCTGCCGGGCATGGGGGACCGAGATCTTCGACGGCAGCGCGTGCGTGGTCTTCAGGTCCACCGTGATGCCGTAGTTCTCCCAGTGGAAGTCGAAGTAGCCCACCATCGGCACGGAGAGGCCCGGCAGGTGCAGCTCGACCTTGCCCTGCGTCGACGTCGGCGCGCCGTACACGCGCAGCTTTTCGAGCGCCTGCGCCGTCATGCCGGCAAGCCCGGCGCGCTCCTTGGCGATCTTGTCGACCGGGTCACCGCTGAGCGCGGTCAGCTGGTCGAAGCGCTGCAGGCTGATCTGCGAGCACTCGTCGACGCTGGCGCCCGGGTTCAGCAGGCCGTGCGTGAGACCCGCCTCGACCGCCGTGCCGCGGTGCGCGGCGCAGCCCACCGGGGCCTTGCGCTTCAGAACCTTCTCCAGCACGAAAGCTGCCGGGGAGGTCACGAACTTGTTGCAGGTGCTGGGCGATAGGTGCTCCAGACCGTAGCGCTCGAAGACATTGGTGGTCATTAGTTTCGGCTCCGTGTAAGAAATTTCGTCGCTTCGATTATGTAAAGGGCCTGCCGGGCTGCGTCGTCCCCGGCTCTGTGCCGGGTGGATTCACCCTCCGAGACCGGACTGTAGACGAACCCGGCACGAGACGCAAGGTCTTTTATCGTCCGGTAGCTGCGGTGCTGACGGAAGTGGAACGGGGGCTGGGCGCCGGCATGCGGCTTCAGGGCGGCCCACCACGTCCGCAGGATCGTGAGGTCGAAGTCAGGGTCGTTCGCCCACACGGTCTTCGGCGAGTGAATGCCGAACAGATTCGTGATCAGCGCAGCGGCCCCGCCTGCGGTATAGGAGCCGCCAAACGTCGCGCGTCGCGCGGCATCGGACTGCTGCATCCACCACGAGACGGTGTCGTTGTCGATCTTACCGATCCAGTCGTCCGGCATGATCGGGAAGTCGAACTTCTCGATGACTCCGTCGGCATTGAAGAAGGCTACGCCGATGGCGATCACGGCGGCGTCGTTGCTCGTGGCCAGCGTCTCGATGTCGACGCTGGCTTCGACGATGTTCGCTTCGCTCATGAGTCCAGCTCCTGCGGCACGCGCTCGCAGTAGTAGGTCTTGCCGTGCAGCTCGAAGAAGTGCGTGGTCTCGCAGACCCCTTGAAGCTCTTTTCCGAAATGCACGAATTCACCGATGAAGAACGCCAGCGCGACGACGAGCGCCGCGAGGATGATCTTGCCCCAGAACTCCGGTGTGGGGTGCCTCATGCCGGCGGCTTCTTCATGATTCGCTGGGCAAGCCACTTCGGCGTGATCAGCCCGGCGTCGTAGGCCTTGAGCAGGAGCTCGGCGTACTGCGGCACGGGGTACTCGCCGAGCACCCACGCACGCACCTGACGAAGACCCACGCCGAAGATCCACGCGGCGTCGACCTGACGCAGCTCGTTCTTCAGTAGCAGGTCGCGAAACTGTTCCTTGGTCACTTCATTCTCCTTGACGGTTGATTTTCCAGACGTTGCCGGCCAGAAGCGCTTTGAGCCGCCCCTCGGCGTCACGCCAGATGTGGGAGTGCGCCCTGTGCACACTCGCGTCGGCGACGTCCGCGATTGCCTTGTAAGGCGTTGCGGCGAACGTCAGCGTCTCGAAATCTGGCTTGAATTTCTTGTACCAGTTGGCGAGCTCCTCGGCAGAAGATAGCGCCTTGTAGGCGGCCTTGAGTTGCTTTTCAGTGGGTCCCGTGGTCACGACCGGGGCTCGCTTGACGGGGCTAGGGCTTCGTCAAACTCAGCCGCTATGTCCCGCAACAATATAGACCGCTCTCCGTGAAACGACATGATATTTTCGTGACCCACAAACGGCACGGATTTACGTAACAGCATTGAAAGCCTCGCCACCCTCTCCCGGCTGGCGGTGAGTTCGTCAAAGACCCTGTTACGCGCGTCCATGCAGCCCCCGCTAAACGTAATCAGTTCCGCCATCTGCTGCCGCAGCGCGCGGATGGCGTCGGCGGCTTCTGTGACACAGCGTTTAAGTAACTGCTGACGCGCGTAAGTCCACGGATTTATGACCTCAGGCAGAACATCACGCAGCCGCTTCTCCAGCAGATCCAACTCCTCGGCGCTCGGCGTAGGGGCGGCGGTCATAGCGTGGGCTCCTTATAGATCGTCACATTGAATCCCCTGCCGAACAGGTAGCAATACAGCACGCGGTTCCCGTCTCCGATGTAAATGCCGTACAGGAACCACGGTGCAGGCCAGTAATTGCGCTGATTTATGTATTGGACTTCGTAGCGTTTCATTTCCCCTCCCACTCCACGCCCAGCGACTTGAGCGTATGCCGTGCGTCGTAAATCATCGCGGCCTCTTGAAAGGGCTTGGCGTTGGCGATTCTCACCAGCGCGGCGACGGCGGTGTCGAGCTTCGCGGATGGCCCATCCGAGAGCAGCAACTCGCGCGACCAGCGGGCGATGTACCACGCGATGCGTGCCCGGCCTTCGTCGCTTGCATAACAGTCGCCACCGAACACACTTGCGTCAATGGCGTCGAGTTGATCTTCCGGGTAGCCTTGCAGTGCAGGCGGTTCGGCATTCGTATTGGTGGGGCTGGAGTCGTTCACGTCAACCATTGCCATCTCCCGTGACGCCCACAACCTCAAGGAAGCGGGCCTTTTGAGCGTCCCATGCGGCGGCCCATGCGGCGGCCCCTGCGGCGTCCCGTGCGGCGTCCCGTGCGGCGGCCCCTGCGGCGTCCCCTGCGGCGGCCCCTGCGGCGTCCCCTGCGGCGTCCCGTGCGGCGGCCCCTGCGGCGTCCCGTGCGGCGGCCCCTGCGGCGGCCCCTGCGGCGGCCCCTGCGGCGTCCCGTGCGGCGTCCCGTGCGGCGTCCCGTGCGACGGCCCCTACGGCGGCCCATGCGGCGGCCCATGCGGCGGCCCGTGCGGCGTCCCGTGCGACGGCCCGTGCGGCGTCTAGTTCATGCCTTGTCGCCTCACCATTTGCGAACCGTTCGGCAACGTCAAGCGCCGCAACGCTTCTCGGGTCCGCCATTAGATGCTGCACCCGACGTGCGCACCATACAGCGAACAATCGCCATTCACGGTCATACTGCGGGGCCGCGCGGCAGACCCACAGCGCGTCATCAAAGCCGTTGCTTTCCAAGATGACGTGAAACGGTAGCGGCTCGCTGTCCGCTTCAGTCTTGCCGAGATGCGCCAGCAACTTGCGCCAGCCTTCGACGCACGGATCGCACGCGCGTATTGCTTCAAGTGTTGTGTACATCACGGCTTCTCTCCTGCGAGGGCTGCTTCACGGTGTCGGGGGCGGTCATTTCGAGTCCGCCCGTATGTGATTGACGACCCACTCACGCATGTACCGCCAGCGCTTCTCCGGTGAATCCGGCAGACGCCCCGTGATGTCGCTCCACGAGTAGTAGTCGTCGTTCTCGAACATGATCTCGCGCGCGAGCTGGCCGGTGATGCCGAGCATCTTGCCGATCTCGTCGCCGATCTCCGAGTCCTCCGGGTCGAGGCTCTTGAGCTCAAGGCCACGGGCGTGCGCGACGACGCCGAGCGTGCAGAATTGACCCTCGGCCTCGAACTCGTGGGCGACGAGCCGCTTCTCCGGCATGGCGTCGAGCGCCGTCAGCAGCTCGCGCAGGAAGGCCTGCCCGCGCTTGCCGCGGATAGAGCTTGCCACCTGCCCGCGCCACTTGATCATGGCCCAGTTGTCGATGTCGTCGCTATATCCTGAGCGGCTCACGGGTACCTCCCCTCTTCCAGTGACTCGATCACATGCCCCACGGCGATGTACTCGGACTCCGGCAGGTGCGGCTGGAAACCTCGCAGCGTGTGCGCGGCGAGCCGCAGCCGGGCGCTCTGGGCGTGCACCAGCTCGTGCAGGAACGTCGCCGAGCGCGGGTTCTTGGGCCACGGCGGCAGCGTCTGCTCTGGCATGCGGCGCAGCGCCTCGATGCGCTCCCACTCCGTCTTCCAGCCCATGAACTTGCGCTGGACGTGCGGCTGCACGACGTGACGGAGCCACCAGCGAGAGATGAAGCTATTCATCGGCTGGCTCCGGCATGGGGTTCAGGGACTCGACGTGCCGCGCCATCTTGAGCGCGGCTTCGAGGTGGCGACGCACGTCCGCGAGGTACTGCGCGCCGAGGATGGACGGGCTCGCGTTCTCGACGTGCAGCAGGGCACCCTTGATCTCGTAGGAGATCCGGTTGGTCTGCTGCGCGCAGGCCACGAGCTGCTGGCGGGGGATGCTCATGCCTGCAGCCCCCTGCGGTTGATCTCGGCCTCAAGGTAGGCGAAACGCGGGCTGATCTTGGCGGTCGCCACCTCGGCCTCCCACGCCGCGTATGCGCCATCTCCGCCGGGAGAAGACGAGTACAGTGCGGCAAAATCTGTGGCACTTATGAAGCCTTCGCGCTTGAGCATGCGGTACGCGTTGCACAGGTGCTGGTCGTTCATGTCCTTGATGGCGATGATGTCGCCGTTGCGGCGCTTCCACATGCCTCGGCCGTCGACGACCTTGGGGGCGCGGAGGCTCTCTAGCTCTGTCCTTGCTTCATGAAGCGCAAGCTGGGCGGCCTGCTCCTTACGGTCCGCAATCCCTATGCGCAGGCGCAGCCTGTTGATCTCGCACTGCGGGCAGCCGTGGGCGGCCCAGTTCGCCGCCGTCAGGCGGCCATGGCCGCTGTCGCACGAGATGAATCGGATGGTGCAGTCCTGCATTTCCTCCGGCAGCTGCTTTTCCAGCTGGGCGACGCGACGCAGGGCGATGTCGCGCTCGGCGCTCACGCTCTCGAGATCGACGAGGTTGAGCAGGTGGTGATTGCCGTGCTCGTCGACGGTGTAGACCTTGAGTTCCATGATGGCGATCCTTTTAGGCGAAGGCCGGCACGGGGACCGGCATGGTGTGGCGGTACTCTTCGTCCCACGCGGCGAAGGTCGCGGCGTCGACCGGCACGTGGGCCATGTCGAACTGGCCGCGCAGGCTCGCGATCTCCCGGCGCAGCATGTCGTTCTCGTGCGAGAGTCTGCAGTTGGCGTCTTCGAGGTCGGCGATATTCTGGTTCAGCAGAGCGGTGCGCTTGTCCATGGCTGTCTCCTGATCATCGGTTTGTGTAGCGGACAGGTGGCATCTTAGGGGCGTTTCAACCGGGTGTCAATACCCCCTACAGGTCGCCCCAGTCGCGGCCGAAGCATTCGCGCAGGTCGGCATCATGCTCTTCGTCGAAGTCGAGATCGGCGTACGGGTCATGCCCGCGGCGCCCGCGGCGGGCCCTGAACCCACCGCCATCGGCGTCCCAGAGCACGGCGCGCTGCCGCGCTGTCATAACACCGAGCCGCAGGCATGCCTTGGCGATGCTGCCCGGCATGCCCGGGTCAGCCTTCCAGCGCTCGCACAGCTGGACGTCGGCGTCCGTGAGCTGGGGCTGCGGGAACTGGCGGAAGAGGCTCATGGCAGGTCTTTCGCGAAGCAGCTGACCCACAGGTCCACGATGGACTCGTCGACACCGTAGAGCCCCGCCACGTCGGCGCGGAACATCTCGTAGCGCGGCGGCGAGACCATCTCGGGCTCAGCCTGAGTCGGAGTCACGCAGTCCCGCACCTCGGCCACGGGACCGTCTTCTACCGCCTCGCTGAGCGTCTCCAGCAGCCCCGTGGCGCGGCACTCGCCAGTAGTGGCGACTTCCGGGTCTGGTTGCCGATAAACCGCCACTGGAGGCGAGTTGAGCGCCTCCTGCGCCTTCCTGAAGGCTTCCTTGGCGGCCTCGAACTCGCGGCGCTGGCGGTCGAACTCAGCCTGCTGCACGGCGCGCTCGGTCTCGATGCGCGCGGCCTCCAGCCGCAGGCGCTCGGCCTCGGCGGCCGCGGCGGCGCGCTCCCGGGCGGCGTGCTGCGCCTCGATCTCGCGCCGGCGGTTCAGGCGCTCCCGCTCGGCGTCAGCGGCCTGCCGGATGGCCTCTTCCTCGGCCTTCAGCCGGGCGCGCTCGGCGGCGAGCCGGGCTTCCTCGGCGGCCATCTCCTCGCGGCGCCGGGCCTCCTCGGCAATGGCATCGCGCTTCGCTGCGATCATGCCGGTGAGCCGATGTACGGCGCTGCTGTGCGCGAGCCGGGCGTCGCCGAGGCGCTCGCCGAACGAGGCGGTGCCGGCGGACTCCCCGAGGTCCAGCGCCGACAGAAGTGCCAGTGCCCGCTCCATCGCGGGGACGTCCTGCAGCATCACACTTGCCGGCGTGTTCACGATGACGTCGATGCGCTCCTGAATCTGGCGCTGGCGGGCCCGCTCGGCTTCAAGCCGGCGCTGGCGCTCCAGCTCCTCGGCGGCGTCGAAGTCGTCGCGCAGCTTCTGCAGGCGCGTCTCCTCGGGGTCGAGGATGGCCACCAGCGCGGCCTCCTCGGCGATGACGGCCTTGCTGAACTTCGTGGCGTCGTCGCGCGCGGCCTTGCCGGCCTTCTCGATGGAGACGCGCGTGCCCTTGAGGACCATCATCGCGCGGTGGACCATCTCGCGTCCCGCCTTGTCGCTGATGGCGATGATGTCGGTGGTCTTGGCGACCAGATCAACCAGCAGTTCCTTGGTGGTGACCTGCTGAAGCGCCTGCTGGGCGCGCACAGCTACCGGCAACGCCTCCGGCGCGCCTAACTCGTTGATGGCGCTCACTTGACCTGCTCCTTGATACCGCCGTTGTCGTGGCCCGCGCACCAGTTGGCGGCGCTCACACGATCCGAGGTGTAGTAGAAGGTCTTGCCCACCGACTCCATGCAGCGCTCGAATGGCGCCAGCTGTGGCTTCGCCGGCGGCGTAGCGCATCCAGAGGCAAGGATGCAGATTGAGAGGATGATTCCCAGAGCAACGATTGCTGCTGCGGATTTGACGTCGAGTTTCATGTCTGGTTTTCCGTAGGTGTGGGTTTGTCGACGAGTACATCTTGAGGCTGTTTCTGCAGACTGTCAACAGGAGTTTCGTAGACGCGCGCAATCTCGCGCACGAATCCGTCAAGGGCGTCAGCGAGACGAGCCGTGACGACGTCAACGTGTTCCTTACTAAGATTCACGCTCAAGCGGTCGACGGCGAACGGCTCTTCGAGACTGCGCCCAAAACTCATGGCGCTGTTGCAGCTCGACTCGCACCCCATGACGGTGCCGCATTTCAGGCTGACAATGTAGACGATCACGAGTGCGTTCCAAAGCTAGCAAGCGACATGCGCTCGATGATCTCCGCGCACACCGAGCGAATCTCCTCGATGGACCCCGCGTCCCACGTGCGCTCCAGCAGCCGCTCTCTCATGATCTGGGCGCTGGCGTCGTTGACGCAATATCCACTAGATCTCAGGGCGTCGCGTAGGTCCGCCATGAGCTTGCGGTAGGCGTCGACGATCCTCTCGTTCTCCACGCTCGTGCCGTCCAGCGCCTCCACGGCATCGGCCAGCGAGGCCAGCACGGTGGCCATGCGCGATACGAGAGCCACGGTGTCGCGCGCCATGACATCGTAGGCCTCGAGCACGGCCTCGGCGTCGAAGGCGTCCATGTCAGCGCTGAAGCCGTCGGTGTCTCCGACTGCGTAGCTCCAGTCACTGACGACGTCGTAGCCGCTGTTTCCCATGACGAGGGCGGCGCCATGCCGGGTTTCTCGCGACCCCTTGTCAAAGCGCAGGCTGGCTTCGTCGAGGTTGAAGACGAGCTCCATCGCTTCCTTGGCGGTCGCGACGCGCGTGGTCTCCTCGCCGTCGTACACGCTGTGCAGGTGCCAGCCGCGACGCTCCATGTGCGCGATCAGGTTGGCGACGACGAGGCGGTCCTTGCGACCGATGTCGCCGACGCCGCACTTGTACTCGCGCAACATCATGGCGTCGTGGTCGAGGGCGGGGGCGGAGATGATGTCGGACTTTTTCATGAGAAATCTCCGTTCTGGTATGCGTCGGTCGTGATGATGTTGAAGTCGGAGGCCTCGTGCTCGCCATCGCGTATGGCGTACATGGCGCGGCGCCCTGAGGAGAACTGGCACGCGTCCGGGTATTCAGAGCAGATATCCCCGTATGGGCTGCTGATGAACTTCCCGTCGGACTTGCGGACGGCGATGTAGTAGGGCTGGCTCATGTCGGTCTCCATCGGTTGTTTGCGGTCAGTGCAGACAGGTTAAGGCAGAAACATCCGGGTGTCAATCCATCCGTGAAGCGGAGTACGCCCGGATGCCGGCGCCGCTCAGGACCTCGGCGTACGCGCGGGCGTAGGCTTCCTTGCGCGCGATGCTCTGGCCGTAGTCGCTGACCCGGATCTGCACGCCGCCCTCGTACGAGTTCTTGCGGGCGCGGCCGGCGGCGACGAGATACTTGGCAACCGCGCTGTTGGCCGGCTTGATGCTGACCCACGCGAAGCCGCAGGGGCCCTCGGAGACGAAGTACTCGGTCTTGCTGTCCGAGACGATCATCGGGGTCGGCACCGCAGCAGTGGCGGCCGCATGGCCCTCGACGTGGGCGCGCGCAACGAGCTCGGCGATCTGCGCGGGGGTCAACTTGGGGGTGGTGGTCATATCGGTCTCCATCGGTTGTGATCGGTCAGTGGGGATAGTCTATGGCAGAAACACCCTCCTGTCAACACCACCTTGACTCCCCGGGCGCCGGCTTGTAGAACGGAGGCTCCACAACTCTCGGAGACTGATTATGGCAAGTGATCTCAAAGACTTCCTGTCCATGCTGGGCAGCGAGCTGTCCGGCGAGGACCTCTTCGGCATCCCCGGCCACATGCCGCGCGAGATGGAGCTGGTCTCTCTGCCCGTCGAGATGGCGTTCGGCTTCTGCGACGCCAAGCCGCCCCTCCCCTCCCTCGTCATCGAGCCCTTCGGCAGGTTCAACCCGCGCGACGACATGACGCCGGTGGAAGCCGCGCACCTCGCCGTGATGCTCGCGCACGGCGTCCTGCACACTCCGCACGACTATCAGGGCTACGTGCGCCTGCACGGCCTGCAGCGGCACTTCGGGAGCCTGTCGCGTGACTAGCGCACAGGAGCAGGCCATCCGCGATCTGGCGGAGAAGAACCTGAAGGAGGCAAGCGTTAACGTAGTGAGCTTCCACGTGAGCTTTGGCGGCAGCGACCCCGCGCAGTTCGCTGTCGACGCCTTCAACCACATGATGAAGCTCAGTGGCAACGACCGCGACGCCACGCTTCACATGGACATCGCCCACATCCCTGTAGCGAGCATCGACCTGCCATGAGTATCGACGGGCGTATCGAAATGCCTTTCGCGTTCAAGGACACGAATGGCAGGCGTTTGCTGCCGCGCGAGGACCTTACGCCCACAGAGAGCGTTCAGCTTTGCCAGCTCATGATATGGGTCATGGGTGGCACGGTCGATGCGCACCACGTCGAGACGTTCATCCAGCGCAACAACCTGTTCCGACACTTCACCTACGAAAACTAGCTATGAGACCAACTAAGTCATCCAACGGCAGGAGAATCAGTTCCGCAAGAGAAATATTCGAGCGTCACGTTGTTCGCTCAGAAGGGTGCTGGATTTGGGAGGGTTATAGAAATAAACAAGGATATGGGTGCACAAAAATTGGCGGTCGAAAGTCTCGCGGAGTCCTAGCGCATAGGGTGTCTTGGTCCATTCATCGTGGCGAAGTTCCTTGCGGAATGCACGTCCTGCACAGGTGTGACAATCCGCCATGCGTAAATCCAGAGCATCTTTTTCTTGGGACTAACCAAGACAACATCAATGATCGCGTTGCGAAAGGAAGGAAAGGTGGATTAGGGGCCGATGGCGCAAGAGTAATGCGTGGTTCAGCGCACCCAAACTCGAAGCTGTCCGCACATGACCGTATCGAAATAGTTTTGCTCAGGAGAGGTGGTATCAAGGTACGGGATCTAGCCGAGATTTTTAATATCCACGAAAGAACCGCCAGCATTCTCTCACGATCACATATAGCTACAGGAGTAACATCTTGATTATTCTAGGAATCGACCCCGGCGCGTCCGGGGCGCTCGCGTTCTACGACACCGAGGCCCAGTACCTGTGGGTCTACGACATGCCCGTCAATGAGATCGTGCGCAACGGCAAGAAGAAGCGCGAGGTCAGCGCGGCGGGCATCGCCGACATCGTGCGCAACCGCACCGACCAACTGGAGGCGCGCGCGTTCTTCGAGCGCGTCGGCGCCATGCCCGGGCAGGGCGTCACATCGATGTTCGCGTTCGGCCGCAGCGCTGGCATCGTGGAAGGCGTGCTCGCGGCGATGCGCATCTCCACCGACATCGTGACGCCGCAGGCATGGCAGAAGGCCACGGGCAGCCGCGACGGCAAGGACGGCGCGCGCCTGCGTGCCCAGCAGCTCTTCCCCGCCTTCACCGAGTACTTCGGCCTCAAGAAGCACGACGGACGCGCTGATGCATCTTTGCTATGTGTATATGGCCTAGGTGTTATAGGTCCGTCGCTGAACACGGTGAAGCGCGAGGGCGCGCTGGCGGCTATGTGAGCCTCCCTGATGGAGTAAGGGATCAGGCGATCCGCGTGCCGCTGGCGAAGCTGCGCGACCTCGGCATGCTGCCGCTGGACGTGGAGATCGTCAGGGTCCTGCCTGAGCCTAATGAGGTTCACGGTGTCTGGTACATGCCGGCGCCGGCCGAAAAGCGCTACGTCTACCTGCACGTCCGCGGCCGCGTGTGCTGGCGCACCGCGCCGGGCTGCATGCTGCCCGTCGAGGAGCTCGACGACTTCCTCACGAGGCACTGGCAGCTCGCGGGCTTGACGGGCGAAGCTTAGTATAATAAAAAGGGCCCAGCGCTGAGAACGCTGAGCCCTTTAAGACAGACCAAACACGAGCAGTCGACATTAGAGTCGACAACGGACAATGTCAATGGCAGACGCATTCGATCCTGAATTCGCGGGCGCCGCGGACTACGCGCGCCTCTACAGGGACTGGGGCTGGCAGGTGGTGCCGGCGCACCGGCCCGAGCCGGGCAAGCAGTGGAAGCGCCCCGCGGTCGACAGCTGGCGCGACCTGCAGGCCGAGATCATGAGCGACGAGGACTTCGACTCGCTCTACGGCCCGCAAGGCCACTGCCTGCAGAACATGCAGATGGGGCTGCTCACCGGCCGCTGCAGCCACAACGTCTTCGTGCTCGACCTCGACACGCAGAAGCACCCCGAGGCCGAAGGCTGGTGGCAGGCCCTGCTCGAAGAGCACAACGACGGCAAGGCCATCCAGACCCCGGTGCAGCGCACGGGCGGCGGCGGCCTGCAGTACTTCTTCCGCGCGCCCCAGTACGAGGTGTGGACCCCGCCCACGAACAAGACGGCCATCGGCGTGGACATCCGCGGCGAGGGCGGCTTCGCCATGCTGCCGCCCAGCCTGCACGAGTCCGGAGACCGCTACGAGTGGCTCCTGCCGCCATGGGACTGCCCGGTGGCCGACGTCCCGCACTGGCTGGCCATGGCCATCGACGACGTCATCAACACCCACGGGCGCAAGCACAGCGCGCCGGGAGCGGCCGGACCGGCGGAGCGCACAGCGACGCCAGCCGCCGCGACCGACGCTTTCGGCGCCATCGTGGACGGCCGCGAGGACTACATGGCGCGCGTGGTCTGGGCGCGCATCCTCGACCTCTACCGGGCATCCCCGGTCCTCCCCTCCCCCGACCAGCTGCAGTCCGCGCTGCGCGACGCCTTCGCCTTCTACGAGCGCCGCGTGAAGTCCCGCATCAGCGAGCCCGGCGTCCCCAACCACATGCTGCTGGAGCGCGAGGGCCGCGGCGTCACCGCATTCACCCAGCGCTGGCACGCCGCCATCCAGCAGTGGGACACCAAGGTCCCGCAATGGGCAGGCACAGCCCCTGCACGCCACGATCACGCAACAGGGGGTGACACCCCCACGGAGGGCTCCAAAAGTGCTGTAACAGCCTCAGAGGACGATTTCGGGCCACCGCTGGTCGACACCTACGAGGTCCTGAGCGTCGGCGAGGTGATGAATCTGCCGGATCCCGAGTGGCTGGTCGAGGGCGCGGTCATCGACAACGGCCTCGGCTTCATCTATGGGGCGCCGGGCACGGGCAAGTCCTTCGTCGCGCTGAGCCTAGCCCTTGCCATCGCGAACAAGCGCGAGTCGTGGTGGGGTCGCAAGATCCTGAAGCATGGCCCCGTCCTGTACATCTCCAGCGAGGGCACCGGCGACGTCAAGTTCAGGCTCATGGCGTGGGGCATGTGCGAGCTCGGCGGGCAGCCGGAAATGCTTTACGAATCACCGTTCTACCTGATCCGGCAGTCCATGAATTTCATGGAGCCCGGCGACGTCGAGCGCCTGTACAAGACCGTGCAGGGCGTGGTCGAGCGGGCGGGTGCGCCCCCGGTCATGATCGTCGTCGACACGGTGTCGCGCGTGCTGCCGGGCGCCGACGAGAACCTGCAGAAGGACATGACGCTCTTCGTGGGCGCCTGTGACCGCCTCAGGCAGGGTTTCGGCGCCACGGTGATGGGCGTGCACCACACCAGCCGTGCGGGCAACCTGCGCGGCTCCACGGTCTTCGACGGCGCCGGCGACTTCCTGTTCCAAGTCGAGCGCGAGCAGGGCGCCGAGACAGGGGTCCTCACGGCCACGAAGATCAAGGCCGCGGCCGACGGCTGGGCTGACCCCTATCGCCTTCGAAAGGTCATCCTAGGCGACCTGAAGGGCACCACCAGCCTGTACGCCGAGAAGGCCGAGGCCATGCCCACGGCGCCCCAGAGTGACTGGCCCGACCGCGTCACCTGCACGGCCATCCTCGACTCCATGCAGGACGCGTGGGACCACAAGAGGCCGTGGTCGCCCAACGCGCGCGCGAAGACTGAAGGGCGCTACGCCGTAGCCCACATCGTGCGCTTCGACGTGAAGCCCGAGATCGCCGAGCGGCTGATCGAAAGCTGGCTGATGCAGGGCGTCATCGTGCTCGACATCTACGACCCGAAGGCCAAGAAACAGGGCCTGCGCAAAGCCAAGCCCGGGGAAGCCATCAGCGCTGCCGCACCGTCGGAATTTGACGGAGCACAGCCATGAAAATGAACCAAGTCATTGATTCGTATCATGGTGCACTGCCAGCCGGAGTTGCTATCGCAACATACGCCGGAGACACCGCCGGAGACGCCGGAGACAGGGTCGAAAAGATCAACGGAATCAAAGCGGTAGACGCCGGAGACATAAATTCCATTTTTTGCGGAAATGGGGCGTATATATACCAGAGGTATATATACGACCCCGCGTCTCCGGCTTGCGGTGCAGCATACGGAGCGCGCGGGGAAGCCACGCGGGAATCCGCTGCGCTTGCGCTGCGCGGATATCCCGCTCGCTTCCTGCGCGGGGGTGAAGCGTGAGCGGGCGTGAGTACTGGCGTTTTGGGGGCAAGCGGTTCGACAGGCGGGACGGCGATGAGGTCGTCGAGGTCGCGGATCGTGAGGGCATGGAGTGGACGCTCGTGTGGTGCCCTGCGGGAGCCGGAGAGCTGGATGTGGTGTTCCGGGTGTTCGCGGATGCTGACCTGCGCAAGCGTTCGTGGGTGGTCAGGTCCAGCGTGTATGACAAGCCGCATAGCGGCTTCGGCCGCGGCGCTGACGCCAAGCACCTGTACGAGAACCACGACGAGGCGTACGCGTGGGCGCTGAGTACGGCCCGCAGGTTCGCCCGCGACCGCAAGCTGATCGGCCGGTGGAACGCCGATGGCAGCTTCACGTGGCCGGGTGACCTGTGAGCACGCGGGTACCAGCGCCCGGTGAGGACGCGTGGGAGGTCGGCGGACGGCGGTTCGTCAGGCTCCCCGGCGAGGAGGTCGTGTGGACGCACCGGCGGTGGACGCTCGTGTACTGTCCGACGCGCTCGTGGAACGGCAGCGTGGGCTTCAGGCTGTTCCTCGACGACACGACGCAGCGCAAGCGCACGTGGTCGCTCACCCTCGCGGCCCGTGACACCAAGGGCATCGGATTCCTGCCCGGCCCGGAGCCGACCAAGCTCCTGCAGCAGTGGCCGCAGGTGGCTGATGCCGTGCTTGCGCGGATGCGTGAGTACGTCGAGGTGAGCCCTCGTGCCGGCTGGTGGCGCAACGAGAACGAACCCGGGTTCGTCACGAAGACCCGCGGAGGCGGCGCACCTTAGCTGTCGGTGCGTCTAGGTAATTGTTACACGATCCTATTTCGATATAACGGAGGTCACGGTCATGGCAAGAAAGATATCAGCGGGTGGGCCGGTGGCGGCGTGGCAGATCAACCAGCACACGTACGAGCTGGGGTACGCCGAACTCAACGCGGTCGACGCGCTGGCGAACAGCCTTGAGGACCGCTGGGGTCGTGGCCGGCTGCGACTGCTGGCGCCTGACGAGCTCAGGATCAAGTTCGACCGACAGCGGGCGCTGCTCAACAACGCAGAGTGGAACGGCGGCATCGACGACCTGCGGCTTCAGTGCGCGCGCATGTGCAACGCGTGGCGTGCTGTCGAAAAGGCGGCGCTGGCTGCGGGCCACTTCTTCGGCGACAAGCGCTGGCGCGCAGCGATGCCCAACGGCCAGACGCTCGTGCTGGTCGGTGACAGTGAGGCCACACACCGTTATGTCAAGCGAAGCGAGGACGAAACCGTGTGGTCGCTCGAAGAGCTGGCGCACCTCGTCGCGGCGCAGGACGACGTCGTGAAGGCGATCAAGGCGCAGTTCGCCGGCGCGACCGTCATCGCGGCCGAGAAGGTCGACCCGGTCGCCGCGGTCAAGAAGCGTGCCAGTGAGTTCGTGGAGGACGACGGAATCCCGTTCTGAGCGGTCCTATGGGAGCACCACGATGAATGACACCCTAAAGCTCTACGAGCTCAAGCGCGGCGACCACTTTCAGGTCGTCTTCCCCGACGGCACACGGTCCGTCGTGATGACGTTCGACCACGTCGACGGCATGTACTCCGTCTGCTTCAACGCGGACGGCTCGTACGCCCACGTCTCTGCCGTGGCGCTCGTCGAGCGCGTGCCAATCGGGGCTTGACAACAGGCTGCAACACCCGTATCGTCAGAGGCTACACACTGATGGAGGAAGCATGAGCTCAATCGAATACGTTCGCATGGCGCAGTTCGGCAGTCGCCAACTGATCGTCGGCATCAACCGTGATGGCGTCGCCGTATGGTCGAAGTTCGTGCGCAACGCGCCGTCCTACTTCGAGTGGGCCGCGCGCCAGCCGCTGCCGCCTCGGCGTCCCATCCACCTACGCATCCGCGACCGGGGGATGTGATGCACCTGATCGCACTGTGGGTCTTCGCCCACGTCGTCATCTGGTTCGTGGAGCGCGACCGATGAGCACCCGCGCAACCATCGGCCCCGCACCGTGCCGCGTCGACGCCGAGCAGCTGTGCGCGCGCCTCGGCGTGTGGCTGTCCTGCACCGGCACCGTCCACGGCCGCGTGTTCAAGGTCGAAGGCGAGATCGTCTGCGACCAGCGCCGCCACGAGAATCCCGACTGGGCCGAGGTCATGGAGACCATCAAGGCCGTGGTCAAGCGCAAGCGCGAGCAGCGCGCCACGCAGGCGCTGGCGGCCGTGGGCAAGCACGTATGAGCCACGCCATCAGCCTGAAGCTGCAGATGCTGCGCCTCGCCTACTGGCGCGGGCGGGCCGACGCCCTGCGCGAGCTGGGTACGCCCGCGACGTACGTCAAGCCGAAGCCGCGCGCCTTCACGCCGGCCGAGCTTGACCTGTCGACCTGACGGAGTTACGCTCGACTGTGAACTGATCCACACCAATGGAGATCCCGATGTCCAATCGCATTGAGCGCGGCGCCCTGCCCATCGGCAGCGAGCTCGCCGTCGCCAGCTTGATCATGCAGACCACAGAAAATCGCAGGGTCGTTCACATCAGCCCACGCACAGCCATGTCGGGGCTGGTGAGTGCTGCGCTGTCTGGCGTGGTAGAAGACGGCGTCGCGCTGCAGAGCGTGGCGCACCCCGAGCCGCCGGTGCCCGACGACCTGAGCGTCGCGTACCGCGAGCCGTCGCCAGAGTCGCTGGAGACCGTGGAGGTCGAGGCGCCGGTTCGCGACGAGAACCTGTGCCAGTCCTGCGACGACGATGGCGACTGTACGTCTGGAGACGCCTGCGTGGCGCTCAGCAATCCGGCTGCAATCATGGTTGTAGCTGACGATCTGGGCAACATTACGAGGACACAGATCTCGCACGAGGAGATGGTTTTGCGGTCAGAGCAGCCTCTGAGACTAATCAAGACGCCAGATGACATCCTCTCGTCGCTCGCCGGCAACGGCACGTACGTCCCGCGTGTGCGCGCCATCCTGCAGAACCCCGACCCGCGGCTGCGCGACGTCTGCACACCCATCGACTTCGACAGCGAGCAGCACATGGCCGCGCTACCCTTCCTCGTCGCCGACATGCGCGCCACGCTGCGCGCGAGCGGCAACGGCGTGGGTCTCGCCGCGAACCAGATCGGCGTGCGCGCGCGCGTCGTCATCGTCGACCGCAGCAACCGGGGCGTCGACGAGTACGTCATGGTGAACCCGGAGATCATCGAGCGCAGCAAGGACATGCAGCGCGTGCCTGACGGCTGCCTGAGCGTGAAGCGCGGCACGTTTCACCTCGCCACGAAGCGCGCCAAGCGCATCCGCGTGCGGTGGCGGAACGTGGACGGCGTGCCCGTGCTCATGAAGTTCAGCGGGCTCATGGCCGCCATCATCCAGCACGAGGTCGACCACCTGAACGGCCGGCTGTTCACGGATCCCATGGAGGCTGCTTGAGCCGCCTCCTGACAAAGGAGGGAGTCTCGTGGTTTTGACAGACGGACAGCATCGGGTTCGCGCCCTTGGATATGGGCTAGAGCTGCGCCGCAAGGCCGAGCGCAGGGCGGAGAAACTGCGTGAACGCATAGCGGATGCTGACGCGAGGGGCAACAGTTACCTTTCTTCTGCCAACGAGGCGCGTGAGGTCGGAAATGTCGCCAAGGCCGAAAAGCTGGAGGCCAAGGGCCAGTTTTGGCTTGACCGATCCAACAGGCTGCGCGGTTGCGGGCCATGACTTTACGCGGGTGTAGTTCAGTGGCAGAACAGCAGGCTTTCCCGCTTGCTAACGGCGGTTCGATTCCGACCTACCCGCTCCATGTTCGAGCGTGCAAGCTGTCCGACATAAAGGCGTTCATTGAACGTCAACACTATTCGCACAGCGTATTCGGTATCACTGGCTCTCATTTCTTTTCTGTCCATGTTGGCGGAGAACTGCACGGCGGCGCTATCTTCGGCGCTCCTGCTGCATACAACGTGGCTGCTAAATACGGGGCTGACGGGCTGGTTGAGTTGCGCCGGTTCTGCCTGTCTGACGATCTGCCGCGAAACTCCGAATCCCGTGTTTTGGCTGTAATGTTTCGCATCCTTCGGCGCACAGGCATCAAGCGGATACTGAGCTACGCTGATCCCGCTGCCGGTCATGCGGGGGTGATCTATCGTGCCACGGGCTTTAAGTACCTTGGCACCACCGCCAAGCGGAGGCACCTGATGTGGAAGGGCAAGAAATACCCAGATCGCAACCTGCACCAAACAAAGTTCCCGTTTCATCTGGAACTGCGTGCGGCGGTAGCTAACGGCGAGGCCACGCGCATCGAGGTGCCGGGGAAGCATATTTATCTGAAGGAGCTTGCAGTATGAATACTTCTGGTCTGACAACGGAGAACCGACATGACCGACGACACCGCACTGACCATCGCATCCATCGTGATGTTCGCCACCGGGCACGTCATCGCCGGGAGCGTGCTGATTGTCCTCGTAGGACTCGTGGCGTGGGCAGAATCCCGTGACTGAGGTCATCAACCTCGGCCCGCTGTGCGGCCAGCTCATGTCGCGCACGAAGGATCTGGTCGTGTACGCCGGCGAGCACTACGTGAACCCGAACGGGCCGGAGGCCGCGCTCGCCATCCAGAGGCTGGCCGCCACGGTGAACGCGTACGGCGACGAGATCGTGAGGCTGCGCCGGGCGCTCGAGATCGCAAGCCAGCCGCCCGTTCCGCCTGCATGAACGTCTACTGCCGCTCCTGCCAGCACGTTGGCACGTCCGTTGCCCAGCTCGTCTGGGTTGTGGTCGTGAAGAATGGCAGGCAAGCTCGCGTGCGAGATATCGCGCAGCGCTGCGGCAAGTGCTTCAGCGCCAACGTCGACGAAGTCAAGCCACTGCCACGAATCAACCCACTGGAGACAGCCTGATGTGCCCACCCGATTCTGCAGCACGAGTGAACCCCCGGCGGTACTACGTGTCCGTGTGGCTGCGCGAGGTGTCCGTCGTGGAGTTCTGGCACGTCAACCAGTGGATCCACCGGCGCCTCGTGGCTGTGCACTGAGGGATTCGACAAACCCGGGGCGCAGCCCTAGACTCACCCCATGGCAGCCAAGAAAGTCAAGCTCAAGGCGACGAAAAAGGGCACCGTGTGGCCGCTGCGCGAGCAGCCGGTCAAGCACCGCGGCGTGCCCCCGCACGTCCCCACCGACTACACGCGCCGGCAGGTGCGCATGGCCATCGCGCTCGGTCTGTCGCAGGCCGAGGTGTCGCTGGTCACCGGCATCAAGAAAACGACGCTGTGCAAGTACTACATGGACGACATGGAGCTCGGCAAGGTCGACCTGCTGTTCCGCGTGGGCTCGAACGTCGCTGGCGTTGCCGTCGACCCGAACCACAAGGACTTCATCAAGGCCGCGACGCTCGTGCTCAAAGCCCGCGGCAAGTGGGCGGAGACCACGAAGACCGAGGTCACGGGAAAGGACGGCAAGCCCATCGAGACCGTGGCGCTGCCAGCCATCGACGCGCGCAAGCTCAGCGTCGAGCAGCGCTCCCAGCTCAAGGCGATCCTGATGGCCGCGAAGGGCGTGCCGCAGGAGGCGCCAGCCGAGGAAGGGTCGGATGACGACGAAGCCTGACCGCCACACCAACCGCAAGACGCTGGAGATCCGCGAGGCCAACGTGAAGGATCGCTGGCGCTCCCCGGGCCAGCAGAACCTCGCGCTCGCCCGCTTCATCGTCGCGCACCGCAGCCACCCGAAGGGCGGCCCGCGCAATGAAACTGAAGGTTGACGGCGTTGAGGTAGACGTAGACGCCCAGCTCCTCGACATCGACCGCGTCGAGTGCGAGGACAGCCTCTACGAGTTCATGTGCCGCGGCTGGAAGTACATCGACCCCGCGCCGTGGGTCGACAGCTGGGCCGTCGAGGCCGTGGCCGAGCACCTGCAGGCCGTCGTCGACGGCGAGATCCGCCGGCTGATCATCAACATCCCGCCACGCATGGGCAAGTCATCGATCACGTCGGTGGCGCTGCCCGCGTGGACGTGGGCGCAGCACCGCAAGGGGCCGACATCCGGGCCCGGTGTGCCGTTCCTGTTCGCCTCGTACAAGGACGCGTTGTCGATGCGCGACTCCGTCAAGTGCCGCCGGCTGATCAAGTCGCCGTGGTATCAGGCGCGCTGGGGCAATCGCTACCAGCTCATGGCCGATCAGGACACCAAGCACCGCTTCGCCAACACCGCGGGCGGCGAGCGCCTGATCACGTCCATCGGCGCGGGCGTCACCGGTGAGGGCGGCAACATCATCGTGGTCGACGACCCGAACGCTGCCAACGACGTCGAGAGTGAGGCCACCACCGAGGACACCATCGAGTGGTGGGAAGGCACGATGCCCACGCGTCTCAACGACGCCAAGCGCGGCGCCTACATCATCATCCAGCAGCGCCTCGCCGAGAACGACCTCACCGGCCACATACTCGAGAAGAACGACGGCCGCTGGACGCACCTTTGCCTGCCGATGCGCTACGAGCCGGACCGCGCGTTCGTCACGAGCATCGGCTGGGAAGACCCGCGCACCGAGCCCGGAGAGCTGCTGGCGCCCGACCGTTTCGACGAGAAGACGCTGCACGACCTCGAAAAGGAGCTCGGGCCGTACAAGGCCGCGGGGCAGCTGCAGCAGCGGCCGGAGCCCAAGGGCGGCGGCATCATCAAGCGCGAGTGGTGGACGCTGTGGGACGAAGACGCCTTCCCGCTCTTCGACTACGTGCTGGCGTTCGTCGACACCGCGTACACCGAGAAAGAGCAGAACGACCCGAGCGCGATGACGGTGTGGGGCGTGTTCTCGCAGGAAACCAAGTCGGTGACGTCGCGCGTCATCGACCGGCTCGGAAACCCTGAGATCGCCGAGCGCACGTACATCGAGGGTGCGCCCAAGCTCATGCTGATGCACGCGTGGACCGAGCGCATGGAGCTCAACGACCTCGTCGTGAAGATCGAGAAGACGTGCCGCGCGCTGAAAGTCGACAAGCTCATGATCGAGAACAAGGCGTCGGGCATCAGCGTGTCGCAGGAGCTGCGCCGCCTGTATCAGGACGCGCCGTTCATGGTGCAGCTGTCGGACCCGAAGTCCCTCGACAAGTACGCGCGCCTGTACTCGATCCAGCACATCTTCGCCGAGGGCATCGTGTATGCCCCGGACCGCACGTGGGCCGACAAGGTCATCACGCAGTGCGCCCTGTTCCCGAAGGCCAAGCACGACGACCTCGTCGACACCGTCTCGGGGGCGCTGCGCCATCTGCGGGATATCGGTATGCTCACCCGCAGGGAAGAGCGCGCCGAAGAGATTGCCAAGGAGAAGACCAAGATTGGCAAGGGGCCTTCCGCCCTATACCCGTCCTAGGAGACCGCCATGACTGAAGCCTGCCGCTGCAATGCCGAGGTCGACTGCATCGACCCGGACGCCCCCGTTCCGATCTGGGAGGTCACCGTTACGGGCCTGCCGCCCCACGAGAGTCGACGCGTCTACCAGATCACGGGGAAAAATGATACCGTCGCAGCTCTTGAGGGCCTGCGCCGTTTCACCGACGAGATGGAGGCGCTCCCGTTCATGCACCGAGGACACTAGGCCATGCCCGAGAACAGCGGACTTGCAGGCGGTAGCCTGCGCCTCAACGGCGACGAGATTGAACCTGCCGTCGCGGGCGGCGACGAGGACATCGTGGTCGAGGACGCTGACGGCGGCGACAACAGGACCGTCGACGCCGACGGCAACGTCATCCAGATCGAGCACGACGACGGCTCGATCACGATCTCGCTGGACGGCAAGCCCGTGGAGTCTGCGGAGGACGACACGCCGCCGGGCTGGTTCGACAACCTCGTCCACAAGATCCCCGACGCCGAGCTGTCCCGCATCAGCGAGGACCTGCTGCGCGGCATCGCCAGCGACGAGCAGAGCCGCGCCGAGTGGATCGAGACCCGGGCGCAGGGCATCGCCCTGCTGGGCCTGAAGGTCGAGCTCCCCGGCACGCAGGGCACCGCCGACGGCGCGCCAGTCGAGGGCATGTCGAAGGTGCGCCACCCGCTGCTGCTGGAGGCCGTGCTGCGCTTTCAGGCCAACGCGCGCGCCGAGATGCTGCCCACTGACGGCCCGGTGAAGCTGCGCAACGACGACAACAACCCGACGCTCGCCGAGGACGAACTGGCCAACGCCCTCGAAAAGGACATGAACCACTACCTGACGGCGGTGGCGACCGAGTACTACCCCGACAGCGACCGCATGTACCTGCTGGTGGGCTTCGGCGGCATCGGCTTCAAGAAGGTCTACAACTGCCCGCTGCGCAACCGCCCGGTCAGCGAGAGCGTCGACGCAGACGACCTGATCGTGTCGATGGACGCCACGGACACGCAGAACGCCAAGCGCGTGACGCATCGCATCTTCATGAAGCCGTCGACCGTCAAGCGCATGCAGATCCTCAAGGTCTACCGCGACATCGAGCTGGCCGACCCGAAGCAGGCCGAGCCCACGGCCGCCGCGCGCGCCGAGAACGCCCAGCAGGGCATCGACCCCACCAACGCGCTGCCCGAGGACCGCGACCGCGAGATCTTCGAGTGCTACTGCGAGCTGGACATCCCGGGCTTCGAACACAAGATCCGCGGCAAGGCCACGGGCCTCGAAGTGCCGTACCGCGTGACCATCGACGTGAGCTCGCGCACCGTGCTGTCCATCGTGCGCGACTACAACGAGCCGGAGGCCAAGCGCCTGCCGGAGCGCCGCGAGACGTTCGTCGTCTACCTGTTCGTGCCGGGCCTCGGCTTCTACGGCATCGGCCTGCTGCACATCCTCGGCAACACCACCAATGCCATCACGGCGGCGTGGCGCGAGCTGCTGGACGCCGGCATGTACGCCAACTTCCCCGGCGTGCTCATGTCCGACGTGGGCGGCCGCCAGAACTCCAACATCCTGCGCGTGCCGCCCGGCGGCGCCGCGCTCGTGAAGACCGGCGGCATGAAGATCAGCGACTTCGTGACGCCGCTGCCGTACAAAGAGCCCTCGATGGCTCTCATGCAGCTCGTCACGGACATGGCCAACACCGGCCAGCGCGTCGGCGGCACGTCGGAGACGCAGGTCGCCGAAGGCCGCGGCGACGTCCCGGTGGGCACGATGCTCGCCATGGTCGAGGTCGCCCAGAAGATCCTCAACAGCGTGCACAAGCGCATGCACACCGCGCAGTCGAAGGAATTCGAGCTGCTGATCGAGCGCTTCCGCGAGAACCCCGAGGCTTTCTGGCAGCGCAAGGGCAAGAGCGGCTACCCGTGGGACGAGCAGACCTTCCTGAAGGCGCTCGACGACTACGAGCTCACCCCGCAGGCCGACCCGAACACCGCCAGCCACAGCCAGCGCGTGATGAAGGTCGTCGCCCTCAAGACGATGCAGAAGGAATCGCCGCAGCTCTACGACCCGCTGAAGGTCGAGCGCGTTGCCCTGCGTGCCGTTGGCTGGGGCAACCCGGACGAGTTCCTCGCGTCGCCGCAGGCGCAGGCCCAGCCGCCGCCGGAGCTGCTGGAGGCGCAGGCCAAGATCCAGAACGACGGCAAGCGGGCCGACGCCGCGATGCTCAGCGCGCAGGCTTCCATGATGAAGGCGCAGAAGCCCGACGCCCCGCAGGGGCTGGCAGGCGCAGAGCAGCCGGACCCGGCGAAGCTGATGGACGCCCAGACCAAGCGCATGGAGGCGGAGACCTCGCGCCTCGGCCTGCAGTTCAAGGCGCAGGAAGTCGGCCTCAAGCACAAGGATTCCGAGGTCGAAGACCAGAACCGCGACCTCGACCGGCAGTCCGCCACGCAGAACCACGTTCTGGAGATCGCCCGCGAGGTCATCGCGCACGGTCACGAGCGCGGACAGCAGAGCGAGGAGCACGCCCACAACCACGAGATCGCCGACAAGGAGATCTCGTCCCGTGAGCGCGTGGCCAAGCACGCCGCCGCCCAGCGCGCCAAGGCAGCCAAGAAGCCGGCTGCGAAGAAGTAGACCATGGCCAACGACCTGATCCGCCACGCCATCGACGTCGCCAAGGGCGTGGCGTCGTCAGTTTCCAAGGCTGTGCCGCTGAAGCGCGCTACGGGCGGTCAGGCCGGTGACGACGACGTCACGGCCTACCATGGCGGTCCGCACGCTTTCGACCAGTTCGATCCAGCGCACATCGGTACGGGCGAGGGCGCCCAGATGATGGGACACGGCCTGTACTTCGCCGAGAACAAGGACGTGGCGAAGTCGTATACGCCGCGCGATTCAGAGCACGAGCAGCGCATGATGAAGCAGTACAGCGCTGCCGAGTCGCGCCGCAACTACCCGGAGATGGAGGTCTGGGAGCACGCGCTCCTGCACCACACGCCCGACGAGATCCGTCAGCACTTCGCCGACCCTGAGTACGAGCCGGCACAGAAGGCCGCTGCACAACGTGTCGCCGCGTGGATGGATAAGAACCGTCCGGCGACAGGCAGCCTGTACACCGTGAAGATCCCGCGGCACGTCACCGATCACATGATCGATCTGGACGCGCCCATCGACAAGCAGCACCCCGAGGTGCTCAAGCGCATCGCTGCCGACCCCATCGCGTCGAAGTCGCTGGCTGCCGCGCGTGCCGTCAAGGGCAAGTACGGCGACACCGGCCACTTCCTGTACAACGACATCGGCGATCAGGTGGCCCAGCACCACGGCCTGCCGCAGGACCCGATGAACGGCAAGCAGCTGCAGCGGCTCGCAAGCCTGCACCTCGCCAAGCTCGGCATACACGGCAACAAGTATCTGGACATGGGTAGCCGCGGCGCCGGCGAGGGCACGCGCAACTACGTCGTGTTCCCGGGCTCCGAGCACCACGTCAAGATCGAGAAGCGCGAGGGCCGCGCCCGTGGCGGCCGCCTCGAAGACGGCGTCCCGCAGTTCGTGCCGCCCAAGCTTCGCGGCACAAGCATCATCAAGCACCCGGGTGGCCAGTGGCTCGCCGGGAGCGGCGAGAGCACGATTGACCCGCTCAAGCAGCAGGTCTGGTCGTACCAGCTGAATAAGCACGTTGACCCCGACACGGCCATCGCCGAGCACAACAAGGCCGTCGAGTCCCTGAGCACGAACCGGTACGCCTCGGACCAGAAGCGAAAGGAGCTCGTCGAGCAATTCCAGCACCACTTCGAGATACCGCGCCGCCATAAGGCGGTGAACGACTGGATGGGCTCGACGCTGAAGAAGTACATCCAGCGCGACATGGGCACCGAGCATGACCCGGTGCGCCTGCAGGCCGAGCACGGCATCCTGCATTACCAGCCTGACACGCTGCACGCAGCCGGCGGCAGAGAGCGAGAGCGCGCGTCCATCAATTTCGGAGACAAGGTTCCCCATAAGCAGCTTGGGCAGTCAAGGCTTGCCCAGCAGTGGGAAGACGCCGCGGACACAGAGCTAACCGGACGCCCGGCGCGCGAGTTCCAGACGATGGACGAGACGAAGCTCGGCAAGGAGAACGCGTGGCTCCACAAGCTCGACCCGAGCGAGCCCGTGTATGGATACAACGAGCCAGACGTCAACTCTCTAGGCTTCCCGCACCTGCGCGACGAGCTCCATTCCGCGCTGACGCCGTCCGCTGGTCTTCCTGAGCGCCTGCAGCTGCGCCCCGAATCGCTCCAGCGCATGAGCGTCCCGCAGGCCGTGGCGCACGTCCACAAGATCAACGAGTGGCGCAAGGAGCAGAAGGCGGTCGCAGACCAGAAGCGCGCGACGAACGCCGCTGTCCACCTGCACAAGGACTACCCGGATTCGGACCTCGCGTGGTACGAGATTAAGAAGCCAGAGGGCACGAAGGGCGTCTCAGACATCGGCACGCTCGACAACGAGGACCACGCCGGCAAGAAGGCCGTCGAGGAAGCCCTGAAGTACGAGGGAGAGCAGATGGGTCACTGCGTTGGCGGCTATTCCGACAACGTGCTTCAGGGCGACACCGGGATCTATAGCCTGCGCAACAAGAAGACGGGGCAGCCGCACGTCACCGTGGAGACCGAGCGCAACGGCATCGGCGCGCTGAGCGGTGACAAGCTCAACGAGGAGGAGCCCGGGCTCTTCCAGAAGTTCCGTGAAAACCGTGATCACCCCGAGGGGTATCACGAGGAAAACATGCACAAGTGGCTGCAGCGGCAGCGCCCCGAGATCTACGACAAGCTGATGAATGGCGAGTCCATCGTGCAGATCAAGGGCAAGGGGAATGCGAAGCCTGCTGATCGCTACCTGCCGCACGTACAGGACTTCGTGAAATCGAAGAACTGGAACAGCGTGGGCGACCTGCATAACACCGGGCTTCGTGATACGAGCAAGTACACTGGCCTCACTGACCGCATGAGAGCGGCAGGCGAGAAGATCCCGAAGTACATGACTGAGGACGAGTTCCAGTCAACGTGGGACCGTCACAACAAGACCCCGGACGGCGCCATCAAGGCTTATGCCTCCGGCGGTGATGTCGGTGGCGGCGATATGGACTTCACGCAGCGCAACCTCACGCAGCAGGGCCTGTACAGCGCCGCCGCGGAGGCTGCGCGCAACCTGCCGCAGCAGCGCGGCAGCCCGCAGCAGATGATCGCGAGCCTCAAGGGCGTGAAGCCAGAGGAGATCGCGCGCTCCGGCGTGCATGCCAAGTTCGCCGGCCAGAAGTCGGTGACCAAGGACGATCTCGCTGACCACTTCGAGAAGAGCCTGCCGGATCTGCAGGAGGCAGTCGGTGGCGCGAAGTTCAGGAACTGGTCGACGAAGGATGGTAGCGACTACCGAGAGGTGCGGATGCACCTGCCTCAGGGTAAGGCTCCGTGGGGAATCTCCAATTTCGGCAGCAACGACTACCGCCTGCGCGGACCGAATGGCCCGGTGCTCGACGAGACCGGTCAGCCTCGCAAGTTCCAGACGCATGCCGACGCCCTGATGCACGCGCATACGATTGGCGCCAGTGGTGGATCCGAGGGCGATGACTTCAGGCCTCCTCGCGACTACTCGTCAAGCCACTACGACGAGCCGAATATCGTCGCGCACCTGCGCATGAGCGACCGTCAGGACCTCGGCGACGCAGGAAAGGCTATTCGTCCGCCGCTGCCGCCGAAGCCGGACATCACGAACCGTCCTGCCTACAATTCGAGCCGCACGCCTGACCAGCCTGACGAGATTCCGGCGTGGTCGACGAAGACGCCCGGGCTGATCGTGCACAAGGGTCTGGGCAAGCAGGAAAGCAAGTACTACACGCTCACGCATGCCCCGTCAGGCATGGCGGTCCAGCGCAACATCAAGTCTTACTGGGGCGCGCAGAAGCTCGCGTCCATCGTCGGCCCGCATCTGGACTGGACCAAGCCCGGCGAGGCCATTCAGGAGTTCTACAAGGACCCCGCGAACGCGAGCGCCAACACCGAGCGCCAGACAGCGTTCCGTGGAGCAACGTCGTCCAGCGCGCTCAACGACCCTCCAGAAGAGCTCATGGCGGCAAAGCGCGCAAAGGCCGCCAAGGATGCCGCCAAGAAGGGCATTCGGCCGCCGGAGCGTCACCTGCTGCTCGACGAGCTGCAGAGCGACTGGGGGCAGGCTGGGCGCAAGAAAGGCTTCATGCCGACCCCTGAGGAGATCGAGAGCCGCATCAAGGTCGACCCGGAGACCGGCTACCACGAGTACGGTGGCACCCAGCATGTGACGCGCGAGGAAGCGCTCGCGTTCGCCAAGGACCTCGCGAAGACGAGCGGAGTCCCGCAGGGCCCCTACGTCACGAACACCCAGCACTGGACCGACCTTGGACTGAAGCGAGCTCTGTACGAGGCCGCGAAGGGCAACTACGACAAGCTGATCTGGACGCCGGGGCAGAAGCACGCTGACCGCTACAACCTGAGCCACCACATCGGGCGCATCCAGTACTGGCCGAACCAGAAGCAGTTCTTCGCGTACAAGCCGAATGGCTCGCACGCCATGACGCGTCACGATGTCGAGCCACACGACCTGCACGACCTAGTGGGCCAAGAAATCGCAGAGAAGCTGCTGAAGCCTGAGAACTCGATGCCGAGATACCACAACGGAGATCCGTCCGTGGTTCATGAGCTCGCCGGCCAGAGCCTGCAGCTCGGCGGCGAGGGCATGAAGGGCTACTACGACAACATCATCCCGAAGCGGCTGCTGGCGCTCGCTCGCGAGCACGACCCGCAGGCGCAGGTCGGGCACGTGAAGAGCTCCGACAAGCACACCAACGGATTCCCGGGTCTCGCGATCACGCCTAAGATGCGTGAGAGCATCCTGAAGAGCGGCTTCAAGGCATACGCACGAGGTGGAGAAGTGAACGTAGACGAAGCACTGCGCGTGGCGCGCGCCGCCGGCGGCAAGACGAAGTTCTCGATCATGCCTGCCGCGGAGTCGCGCGGGCCGGATCCGATTGCGCCGCCTGAGCATCAGGAGGGCGGCGAGCCGAACATCAACCACCTGTCCACGATCATGAACGCGGCGCTCGCCCACCACCTATCTCTGCCCTACGCGCAGCGCGTGGCGAACAGCAAGCACGCGTCCGACACCGTTTCCCGCCACATGGGCATCCTGAAGGACGGCACGCCGAAGCCGCTGCTCAACAAGAACGCCAAGCTCATGAAGGCCGAGGCCGGCTACGACGGCGGCAAGCCGATCACGCTGCCCGACGGACGCACGGTCGAGACCACGGGCCTGTCGCTGGCGCCGAGCTACCGGGAGGGCAAGTTCAGCACGTGCCCGAACTCGGCGAGCTGCGAGAAGGAGTGCCTCGGCAAGACCGCGGGCAACTACTTCAAGCTGGGCGGCGGTCAGGACCTGAGCGAGTTCAAGGGCCCGCGCCTGTCGAGCCTGCGCCGCACGCAGGCCTTCCTGCGTCACCCGGCCGAGTTCATCACGCGCCTGCACGACGAGATCACCAAGGCGAAGACGGACGCGCACTACCGCGGCTCGCACCTCGGCGTACGCCTGAACGTGCTCTCGGACATCGCGCCGAAGGCCTACAAGGCGCTGATCGAGGCGCACCCGGACGTGTCGTTCTACGACTACACGAAAATGAACTTCGACCCCATCGCGCCGAACCACCACTACACGTACTCGTCGACTGGCGTGTCGCAGCCGAAGGGGCTCAACGACAACCCGCACGAGGTCGAGAACCCGCACACCAACTGGCAGCAGGTGCGGCGCCGGCTGGACGGCGGCGACAACGTGTCGATGGTGTTCTCGCACAAGCGCGTGCTGCCGGCGTGGGTGCATGATCAGGAGACCGGCAAGCGCTACAAGGTCATCGATGGCCTGAGCCACGACTTCCGGCCTCTCGACAGCCTGCAGCGCACCGGCGACAACGAGCCCGGCATGGTCGTAGGCCTCAAGAACCTGAAGGCGACGGGAGCCATGGAGAACGCCGCGAAGGACAGCCACGGGTTCTTCGTGCACTACGATCCGAAGGCCAAGCGCACCGAGCGCGGGACGCTGGCCAAGGACGAGCACGGCAACGAGATCCCGACGAACGACACCGTGCACATCGCGCCGCAGACGCGCGGCCGCATCAAGGTGGGTCAGTCATGAGCAAGCTCGGGATGGAGGACTTCTACCAGCAGTTCCACAACCTGCACACGCAGGTCGACAACGAGGAGCCCGTGCACGCCCATGGCGGCATGGAGTGCACGACTGGCCCCGCGATGAACTGGCAGCGCAAGCGCTTCGCCAGCGGCGGCAAGGTCGATCATTCGCCCAGCAAGGCGCAGATCGCCGCGGGCAACTACCGCAAAGAGCACAAGCTCGTGCAGGGCCTCGACATCAGCATCGAGAACAAGAAGGGCAGCGAGCGCAGCGGCACGGACGGCCGTGGCCACGCGTGGCGCTGCGTGATGCCGGCAGACTACGGCTACATCAAGCGCACGACGGGCGCCGACGGCGACCACGTCGACGTCTATCTGGGCCCGGACCTCGAAAGCCCCATGGTCTTCGTGGTCAACCAGTGCGATCACCGCACCGGCGACTTCGACGAGCACAAGGTCATGATCGGCTTCGACAGCGAGCGCGACGCCCTGCGCTGCTACGAGGCCGCCTTCAGCGACGGGAAAGGCAGGGACCGCTGCTCCAGCATCGAGACGATGTCCATGGACGCCTTCAAGGCGTGGCTGGCGTCAGGTAAGACTTTGCGCCCGGCCCGGAGTCGATCTATCATCGACCGGGCACTGTCAATCACTTCGTCCGCTGCAAAGCGGTAGTTCAGCCGGAGACGTTCATGTCCCATTCCGCCAAGTCCATCCGCGAAGCCCGCATGGCGAAGGCCAAGACCATGTCTGGCGGCAGCGATGCCACCCATGTCGACGCCAGCGACTACGCGACTCCGGGGCCTCTGCGTGCTTCCGTGCAGTCCGGCGAGCGCCCCGTCTCGCGCCGCCAGTTCAAGAAGGGCGGCAAGGTCGTGGAGATGCACGGTCACAGCGAGGCCAAGCGCGCCGACCGCGTGCAGCGCCGGCTCAAGGACTGCGGCTACGCCAGTGGCGGCATGACGGCCAGCGACTACGTCAACCGCGACGTGAAGTCGGCGAACGAGAAGCGCGCCGGCGAGAAGCAGGTCGGCGGATTCAAGCGCGGCGGCAAGATCAAGCGCGCCGATGGCGGCCCGGTCGACGAGTACGAGAAGCCCACCTACATGGGCGCCGTGAAGGATCGCGTGAAGGAGCTCGCCGGCAAGCTCATGCCGGGCTCGGGCCGTGATGCGCTGGGCTCCGGTGCCGCGGGCGCCGCTGCCGACAAGGTCAGTGGTCGCCAGAAGCAGATCGATGACGCGGTGGACGCCGCGCAGCGCAAGAGCGGTGGCCGCGCGCACAGCGACGTCGCCGAGGACAAGAAGCTCGTGCGCAAGATGGTCAAGCCGAAGGCGCTGCGCGCCGCGAAGAAGGTCGGCGGCGCACTGTCTGCTGCGCTGACTGGTGGCACTCGCCCGGTCGGCGACCGCATCGCTCGCAAGGGTGGCGGCAAGACCAATATCAACATCATCATCGGTGCCGGCAAGAAGGACGACAAGCCTCCGATGCCGCCGATGCCGCCGCCGGGCGCGCCGCCCATGCCGCCGCCGGGCATGATGAAGCCGCCGATGGGTCCGCCGGGCATGCCGCCGCCGGGCGCTGGTGGTCCGCCGCCGATGCCGCCTCCGGGCCCCATGCCGCGCAAGAACGGCGGCCGCACGATCCACATGGAGAATGGCTCCGGTGGTGGTGCTGGTCGGCTGGAGAAGGACCGCAAGTACGGTGCGGCATTCGCCAAGAGCCGCATGAAGTAAGAACCAGTTCACGCTTTCTGAGGGGAGAGGGCCCCCGCGGCAGACACCGCGGGCGCGAGGCGGCTAAAAGGACTTAGCCGCCTTTCTTTTTGCCCGCGCGCCGCATATAGTCCGCGCATGTCAACTGTCAACACGCTGATCGCACGCGAATTCGAGAAGCAGATCTCACTCCAGATCGAGGAGCTGCGCACCCAACTCGAAAACCCCTCCGTCGCCACCGACTACCCAGCCTACTGCGGCCTCTGCGGAAGGATCGCGGGGCTGCGCGCGTCGCTGGAAATAATTTCTGAAGCCGAGTCCACCATCAACAAGCGCACCTAGGAGATCACATGTCCAAAGCAGTAGCACTACGCAACGTCGACCCAGCCGCCGAGATTTATCGGTCGCTCGGCAACATCAGCGACGTCGAAGTGTGCTCGAACCAGATCCTCGTCGCCGTTTACATCCGTCCCGAGAAGACGGCTGGCGGTCTCATCCTCCCCGATGCGACGCGCGACGAAGACAAGTACCAGTCCAAGGTCGGCCTGATCGTGAAGATGGGCCCCGACGCGTGCCTCGAATGGCGCGACGACGCGAAGTTCAGCGTCGGCGACTGGATCGTGTTCCGTGTCAGCGATGGCTGGAGTCTCGGCATCAAGAACGATGCCGCGCCCTCGGGCTCGTCTGGCGTCATCTGCCGCATGCTTTCGGACGACAGCATCCGCATGCGCATCTCCCACCCCGAACGAGTCTGGTAACTGGAGTCCCCATGGCCACCGAATCAAAGATCCCCGAAGACGACCTCGAAGTGATTGTCGACGGCGACGACACCGCTGCCGATGGCAAGCCCGCCGCCGCTGCGGCGCCGAGCGCTGACGACGCCATCGCGAAGCTCACGCGCGATCTGGAAAGCGAGCGCAACGGTCGCATCGCTGCCGAGTCGCGCGCGAGCAATGCCGAGTCGCATCTGGCTGCCGCCGGCGGCGAGGTGCACACCTCGAACCTCGCGCTGATCACCAACGCCATCGAGACGGTGAAGCAGGACAACAACCTGCTGAAGCGTCAGCTGTCCGAGGCTCGCGCCGCGGGCGACATCGATGCCGAGTTCGACATCAACGCGCGCGTCGCCGAGAACGCCTCGAAGCTGGTGCAGCTGAATCAGGGCAAGTCCGCCCTCGAACAGCAGCAGCCGGTGCAGCGCAGGACCGAGCCGAGCGACGAGGTCGAGGCGCTGGCAGCGAAGCTCGCCCCGCGGTCGGCGGCGTGGGTGCGTGCGCACCCGGAGGTCGCCAAGGACCCGCGCAAGTACAACAAGATGCTCGCCGCCCACCACGCTGCGCTGGCCGACGGTCTGACCGCCGAGACCAGCGAGTACTTCGCCGCCGTCGAGAAGACCATGGGGTACTCGAACGACACGGCGAGCACGGCGTCCGCTGAAGCCCCGACGGGCGACACCGCGGCGCAGGCCAGCGGTGGTCGCAGCGCCGCCCCTGCAGCTGCCCCGGTGAGCCGTGGAGGTGGCGGCACGGGTAGCCGGCCGCAGGTCGTGCGCCTGACCAAGGAAGAGCGCGAGATGGCCGCCAACATGGGCCAGACGCCTCAGGAATACGCCGCCAACAAGCTCGCGCTCCAGCGCGAAGGGAAGCTGTCATGACCGCCGAAGCCACCGCTACCCCGTCGCGCCCGATCCGGCGCGTGCGGCCGAAGAACAACCAGCTGAAGACCGCCGCCGATGCGGTCGAGGCCGAGGCCAATGCACCGGCGGCTGGTTCTCCCGAGCCGGTCGTCGACAGCCGCGGCATGACATCGCGCGAGCGCGCGGCCCTGCGTGCCAAGCAGATCCGCGACCACCGCGGCGACGAGATCGACGAGGGCGACAAGTTCGCCATCGACCAGTCGATCATCCCCGAGGGTTGGGACTACCAGTGGAAGCGCCACACGGTGCTGGGCAAGGACGACCCGTCGTACGACGTGAACCTGCGCATGAACGGCTGGGAGCCGGTGCCGGCGCGTCGCCACCCCGAGATGATGCCGAGCGGCAGCACCGCGGGCACGATCACGCGCGACGGCATGATCCTGATGGAGCGCCCGATGGAGCTCACCATGGAGTCCAAGGCGCGCGACAAGCGCAAGGCCCAGCTGCAGGTGCGCGCCAAGGAGTCGTCGCTGGCCGAGGCCCCGCAGGGCCAATTCGGGCGCGACAACAAGGGTGCGTCGCTGGCCAGCGTCTCGAAGTCCATCGAATCCATCCCGATCCCGAAGGAGTAGGCCATGACGGTTCGCGCCAAGTTCAAGGTCATCACGGTGACAGACTCGTACGACAGCGAGCGCATGCAGCGTGTCGCGCAGGTCGAGCTTCAGCCGGTCATGAGCGGGTCCCCGGAGAACGAGCAGTTCTACCGGTGGACGCCGGGCGGCACCATCAAGCTCGGCACCATCAACGAAGTCGCGGCCAAGGAGTTCGTCCCCGGCCGCGAGTTCTACGTTGACTTCACGCCCGCGGATCCCCCCGCTGCGTGATGCCTCATGCGGGATAGTATCCAGCTATCCCGCACCTTTTCTGGATGTCAGGTGAACAGCTGTCCCATCCTGCTGTCCAGCGAGTCAAGCACATTCGCGCATACGACAAGCCCCTGTGTATCCGGGTCTCGCGGATTGGACTTCTCGTACTTTCTGGCAAGCTCGTCGAGTTGCTCCCAGATGCAGTAGAGGTCCGTCTTGAGCTCCTGCACCTTCAGCAGGTCCACGTCGGAAATCGCCATACGCCACCTCGTTATTTGATCGATCACAGGTAGTATAAGGCAGTTTCACCCGCTTGTCAAGAAATAATTTGCACGAAGTGTTGACGCCGGGTGTTCGCGGGCAGTAAGTTCGCCCCATACCGCTCCCGGTGAGTGGTCGCAACCAAAATTCGGTCTAGTCGGCCCGGCGCCAGACGACGACCTCCATCAGGAGTTCTCGTCATGGCGAATACTAATACGCCTTTCGGATTCCGCCAGATCTCTGGCACCGGCTCTTCGCCGACCTTCGAACAGGTCGCCGTCCGCGTCAACTACAACGCGAGCGCCATCTACTACGGTGACCCGGTCACGCTGCAGGCCGACGGTTCCGTCGCGCAGAGCGCGAGCACCGGCGCCACCCCGGGCATCCTCGGCATCGCCGGCATCTTCGTCGGCTGCGAGTACGTCTCGGTCGCCCAGAAGCGCAAGGTCTGGTCGAACTACTGGCCGGGCAGCGACGTTGCCTCGTCCAACTACGTGACGGGCTACATCGTCAACGACCCGCAGGCGAAGTTCGTCGCGCAGTCGGACGCCACCGGCCTCGCGAACCCCGCCGACGTCAACGCGACCATCGGGTTCGTGATCGGCACGGGCACGGCCGCCAGCGGCCTGTCGGGCGCGTATCTGGACAGCACGACCCTGAACACGGCGACGTACAACGTCAACGCCCCGTTCCGCGTCGTGAGCATCGTCACGGATCCGCCGGGCTCGCAGGGCTCGGTCGGCAACGGTCAGGCCTATGACTGGGCTGTCGTCGCCTTCAACGACGTCGCGACCCGCAACTTCACCGGCGCATAAGGGGTAACTAGCCATGGCCGTCAATCTTTCAGCCATCAAGGACCTTCTGCTGCCCGGGCTTCGTGGCATCGAAGGCAAGTACGAGATGATCCCGTCTCAGTACGACAAGATCTTCACGAAGTACGACAGCAAGCTCGCTCTCGAACGTACCGCCGAAATGCGGTACCTCGGGCTCGCGCAGCTGAAGACGGAAGGTGCGCAGACGTCGTTCGACAATAACGCCGGCGAGCGCTACGTCTACAATCAGGAGCACATCGAGCTCGCGCTGGGCTATGCCATCACGCGCAAGGCCATCGACGACAACCTGTACAAAACGCAGTTTCACCCGTCGAATCTGGGCCTCATCGAGAGCTTCCAGCAGACGAAGGAGATCTACGCGGCGAACGTGCTCAACACGGCCACCACGTACAGCTCGGCCATCGGTGGTGACGGCGTTGCCCTGTGCAGCACCTCGCACCCCATCGACGGCGGCACGGTCGCGAACAAGCCCTCCACCGAGGTCGACCTGAACGAGGCGACCCTGCTGAACGGCATGATCGCGGTCCGCACGAACTTCAAGGATCAGGCGGGCCTGAAGGTCTTCGCCCGCGCCCGGAAGCTGATCGTGCCCCCGCAGCTGGAGCCGGTGGCGATCCGTCTGACGAAGACGGACCTGCGCCCGGGTACGGCCGACAACGACGTGAACGCCATCCTGACGACCGCTGGCGGTCTGCCGGAAGGCTACATGGTCAACGACTTCCTGACCTCGCAGTTCGCGTGGTTCCTGCTGACCAACATCAACGGCCTCGCGTTCATGAAGCGCGTCGCCTTCGAGACGGACATGCAGGTGGACTTCGTCACGGACAACCTGCTGGTGAAGGGGTACGAGCGGTTCTCGTTCAACTACTTCAACTGGCGCGCGATCTGGGCGACCTTCCCGACGTCGTAAGGACTGGGGGCCGGTGAGAGCCGGCCCTCTCTGAACAGGAGAAACACATGGGTGCATCAGTCTTTACGGGTCCGCTGCTCGCGGGCAACGTACTGCAGAGCGACGGCAGCGGCACGCTGGCCGGCGCGGGCTCGGCAACGGGCGGCACGCAGAACGTCGGTTTCACGCAGCTGATCCAGAGCACGCCAATCACGCAGGCGAATACGACTGGCGGTCTGACGACCCCCATCGTGCTGCCGGCGGGAAGCCAGATCCTGAGCATCAGCCTGAACATCGGCGCGGCATGGAGCGCGGCTGCCACGCTGAACATCGGAAACACAGTGTCGGCTACTGCCTACGCGAATGTGATCCCGAATGCCAGTCTCGTGGTCGGCCAGTACATCGTGAACCCGGGCGTGGGCTCGGGCGGCGCGACGCAGGTCGGCAACTGGAACAACGTCGGCAGTACGATTGATGTGCAGCTGGTTGTCACCTCGAGCGGCACCGGCACGGGCACGGCGCAGCTGCTGGTCGAGTACATTCAGGGCTTCAACCTGTACGCCGCCGGTCAGTACACCTGATTCGGCGCGTAGCGCGTAACATTCACTGCGGGGCGAAGCCCTGCAACGGGAGACGGAGATGAAGGGCAAGAAGGCAACGGGCGGCGGCATCGCGCACAAGAGCAACATGCACGGCGTCGACGAGTCGGCGATGGATCTGGCGACGAAGCCGGAGCCGCGCACGAACGCGAAGAAGGTCGACTCGGAAGCCGAGGAGACCCGCGGTGAGCGCAAGCACGGCGGTCGCATGAAGAAGCACGTCGGCAAGCCGCACGGCAAGCACGGCGCGCATCATGCCGGCCACAAGCCGCGCAAGAGCGGCGGCCGCACGGGCTCGGACAAGGCTCCGTTCACCAGCGCACGGCACGGCACGCATGCGCCGGGCCGGAAGCTGGAAAGCGAAGAGATTCGCTAGTCGCGATCCCGAAAGGGCCCGCGCTTGAAAAACGGGGGCCGTCGCGCCCCCGTTTTTGCTTGTGAACGCATAGGTAGCAGGAGAGTCTCGTGAACCCAATCGTCATTTCCGTCGGCCCTCTGGCTGCAGCGTCCGCAAACGCCATCGCGCTCTCGCAGACGCCGGGCGGCGCCGGCGCTTTCACACTGAACGGCGCCTCGGTGGTCGCCGGAGTCGCGGTGCTCGACAAGCCGCGTCGCGTCCTGCTGACCTTCGCGGCGAGCGAAGTAGGCCACAACTTCGTCGTCACCGGCACCGACTGGGCCGGCAACGTCATCTCCGAGACCATCGCGGGCACGGGCATCGGCACCGTGGCCTCGGTGCTCGACTACAAGACCGTGACGTCAGTGACGATCTCCGCGGCCGCCACGGGCGCGATTCAGGTCGGCACGAACGGTGTCGCAGGCTCTCCGTGGGCGCGCATGGATGGCTGGGCAGCGCCGTCCATCGCCGCCATGCTGGCCGCGTCCGGCACGGTGAACTACACGCTGCAGCAGACCCTCGACGACCCGAACTCGCCGACGAACCCGGTACTGCCCGCCAACATGACGTGGATCAACAGTGGAGACGCCGCCGCGGTTGCCGCGACGGGCAACATCCAGTCGAGCTACACGTACGTTCCGGTCTTCATCCGCGTGCTGCTGAACAGCGGCACGGGCACCGTGACGGCCACCCTGCAGCAGGCCAGCTCGGTCCCGAAGTAAGACATGGCCACATCGGGCACGTACAACTTCAACCCCTCGCTCGGCGAGGCGACGCTGTACGCCTTCAACATGTGCGGCATCCGCGGCACCGCGCTGCTCCAAGAGCACATGGAGAGCGCGCGCATGGCCGCGAACATGCTGCTCGGGCGCTGGAGCTCGCAGGGCGTGAACCTGTGGGCCGTCGACCTGCAGACGGTCGCGCTCGTGCAGGGGCAGGCGTCGTACAGCGTGCCGCCAGAGACAATCGTCATGCTCGACGCCTACGTGACGGCGACGGGCGGCGGCTCGAACGTGAACCGCCTGATCATGCCGATCTCGCGCAGCGAGTACGCGGCGTACCCGAACCCGGCGCAGCAGGGCTTCCCCACGACGTACTGGATGGACCGCCTGCTGGCGCCCACCGTCACGCTGTGGCCGGTGCCGGACGGCAGCGTGGCGAGCTTCAGCTACTACCGCGTGCGGCAGGTGCAGGACGCGAACTTCACGGGCGGCCAGCAGGTCGAGATCCCGTACTACTTCCTTGAGGCGTTCACCTACGGCCTCGCTCAGCGCCTGTCGCTGATCTGGGCGCCGGAGCGCGCGACTGGCATCAAGGCGCTCGCCGACGAGGCCTACCAGATCGCGGCGAGCCAGAACATTGAGAATTCTCAGTTTTACATCAGCCCACAGCTGGCCAGCTACTGGAGGACGTAGCCATGAGCTACGCCTCCCGAGCCGGGCGCGCCCGCACCAATCCTTCGGCACCGCAAGCGCACGCGATCTGCGACCGCTGCGGCTGCCGGTACAACTTCGTCGACCTGCAATGGCAGATGGAGTGGCGCGGCGCCACGCTGCAGAACATCCGCATCCTCGTGTGCCGGACGTGCCTCGACAGGCCGCAGGAGAACATCCGCAGCATCGTCGTGCCGGCCGACCCCATGCCGATCATCAACGCGCGCGTGCAGGACTTCGCCGCGGCGGAGACAGATTACCGCACTGCAGCAGCGATACCGGTCAATGATCCGGTCACGGGCATCCCGGTCCCGCCGTCGGTGCAGATCGTGACGCCAGCCGGCCAGAGCATCACCACGAGCCCCACGGGGAGCCCGCCGGGTATCGCCGCTGCCGGCGTCATGCCCCTGCAGCAGGGCGTCCATTACGGCGTCTCCCTGCCCCTGACGTCGGTCACGACCGACGGGGCGACCGTCTCGGTGCGCGTGACCACGCCGACGCCCCACGGGCTCGCCACGGGCGCGCAGGTCGTCGTGGACGGCATGACCAAGCCGCAGGCCAACGGCGGCTTCAACGTCACCGTGGTGACCGCCACGCTCTTCACCTACGACATCCAGCCTGTGCTGCCGGCGCAGTCCCTGCTACAGTCTGGGGCGCGCATCGTGACGGCCAACGTGGGCGTCCCGCTCAACTACTCGCAGATCCCGCAGATCGGGGGCTAGCCCATGGCGAACATCACCATCCCCAACATGCCGGCGGCGGTTACGCTGACCGGCCAAGAGCTCATGGAGGTGGTGCAGGGGAACGTCTCCAAGCGCATCACCGCCGCGCAGCTCGCCACCCTGATTCAGGGCAGCGTGACCCCCATCGGGTCATTCCTGTCGTACGTGGGGCCGACCGGCACGCTGAACAACGCGTTCCCGCCGGGCTTCGCGTCGACCGTCGGACGCCTGTGGGTGACGCTGCCCGCCGGCCCGCTGACCCTGACAGGCCTCACGCTGGGCAACGACGCCCAGCTGCTGGCGATCACGAACGCCGACGCCGCGAACATGCTCACGCTGAACGTGCTGGCAGGCGGCTCCTCGACCAACAACCAGTTCTATGGCGCGGCGAACTACGGCGTGCCTCCCGGCAACACCGTCTTCTGCTGCTACTACGGCGGCCTCTCTGGCGTCAACAAGTGGGTGATCCTGTGATGAAGAAAATCCTCGGCATCGTAGCCACGCTACTGTTCTGCGCAACTTCCCAAGCGCAGGTCTACAACCTCTTCGGGCCCGCCAACGGCGTGCTCAAGGGCAGCACTGGCACGTACCAGACGACCACGGCTACGGGCACGGACATCCCCGCCGCTGGCGCGAACACGCAGGTCCAGTACAACAACTCAGGCGTGATGGGGGCGTCTGGCAACTTCACGTGGAATTCTGGGTCGAACATCCTGAATCTCGGGGCGTCGACTACTCCGGGCACGTTCAGCGTGGGATCTTTGGGTGCCATGACGATCAGCGGCGTGGCGCTTGCCGTGCCGTCGTTCGCGTCCAACTCGAATATTCAGGGCAATATCGAGCTGCACTCGTTCGTCACGTCTCCGGCCAGCGCCGGCTCGCTGTTCTATGGCGTGCGGGCGCGCGGCACGATCAGCGCGCCTACCACTGTCGTGAATGGAGACAGCCTTCTGCAGATCGGAGCCGCCGGATACGACGGCACGGGCTACACGTGGGGCGCGCACATCCACTTTCAGGCTGACGGTACGCCGAGCGCTGGTGTACTGCCGGGCGCCATCGACTTCCAGACGACGCCGGCGGCCTCCAACACGCCGGTGTCGCGCCTGCTGATCAACAGCACTGGCACGTTCATCGTGGGCGGCGCCACGGGTAGCTCGGGACAGTTCCTACAGTCTGCCGGCGCCGGCGCCGCGGCCACGTGGGCGACGCTTCCCGGGTCGTTCACAGGGTTCGCCAATCCGACTGCGACGCTCGGCCTGACGGCTGTGAATGGCTCTGCCACGACCGCAATGCGCAGTGATGCGGCGCCCGCGCTCAGTCAGGCCATCGTGCCGACGTGGACCGGCGCGCACACCTTCTCCGGCAACCCGGTCACGCTGACCGCCGCGACGCCGACGAAGGGTATCCTGCTGACGGACAGCGCGGCCGCGCTGAACGCCAAGACCACGAACGTCAACAACGCTGGCGGTACGCTCACCGTGTCGAGCGTGACCGACGCCGGCGCCGTGACGACGAACCTGCTTTCCTCGACGCGCACAGGGGCTGCGTGGTCGACGCTGAACTTCGGCAACGCCACCGACAACCCGGCCTATCAGTTCCTCGGCACCGGCACGCTGACGGCTGCCGCATTCGTCCCGAGTAGCGCGTCCGCGCCGACCAACGGCATGTATCTGTCTGCCGCCAATACTCTGGGTTGGGCCACGAACTCGGCCGCGCGCATGACGCTCGACGCCACGGCGAACCTTGTGGCGAACGGAAACGTAACTGGCGCCGCACTGATCCCATCGGGCTCGACGGTGCCAGTGAACGGCGACTATCTGCCGGCTGCCAACACGCTCGGCTGGAGCACCGCGAGCACGCAGCGCGGCACGTTGAATTCCGCAGGTAATTGGGTGATGCTGGCCCCGTCGAGCGGGAACACCCTGCAAATCGGGGGTGTGACGGGGGGCACAGCCGTTAATGTAATCAACTCTACGTCAGGGTCTGGCTCCGAGGCGTTTTTCGCCATGACGAATAACACGGATGCAAATCTCGTGTTTTCTATCTCGCAAGCGGGGGCGGCTTCCAAGTTTTCCAGCTTCGGACCATCTACGGCGACCGCACTCAATCTGGTTACCGGTGGATCCACGCGCCTTTCTGCCTCTGGAACCGGCAACGTCACGATCAATGCGCCGGGCAGCGGCACTGCGCTGACTGTCAACTCAGCCAGTGCAGCAGTAGGACAGTATATTTCAGCGGGAGCAGGACAGGGCGCAACTCTTGGCTTTCAAAGCAACGCTTCTGCCAAGGAATATCGAATTGGCGCGGTCACTTCCGCCACAACTTTCGACATTTATGACAACACCGCGGGTGCCTCGCGCATGTCTATCAGTACGGCAGGTGCCGTGACCTTCCCGTCCGTCAGCACGACAGCTTCAGCCGCCAATGCCTTCCTCGATAACGCGGCTGGCAACAACCTGCTGCGCTCGACGTCGAGCATCCGCTACAAACAGGACGTGCACACCATGCCGCTGGACGTGGCCGAACGCGCCATCGACAAGCTGCGGCCGATCACGTACCGCTCGAAGGCGGCCGCGGACGACCCGAAGGAGGTGCACTTCGGATTCATCGCCGAGGAAGTCGACGAAGTCGAGCCGCGGCTCGTGCAGTACACGACGATGGCAGGCGTCAAGGTCCCTGACGGCGTCCAGTACGACCGCATGACGGTGATCCTCATGGCCGAGGTACAGGAGCTGCGCAAGCAGAACAAGGCCATGACGCAGCGCCTGAAGAATCTGGAGGCCATCAACGCCGCGCGCGGACGCTCGGCGAACGACGCCACGTACATCCTGCAAAGCACGGCGTCGAGGTAGGCCATGATCAAGGAACTCCCGCTGGGGCTGCGCCTCAACAACCCCTTCAACATCGAGCACGACGGCAAGACGGTGTGGCGCGGGCAGAGCGCGGACCAGCCCGATCCGAGTTTCGTCAAATTCGACGACGCCGTTGCCGGCGGTCTGCGCGCCGGATTCCGTATCCTGTTGAATTACCTCAAAAAAGACATCCATACGATTCCAACCATTCTGAATCGCTGGGCGCCGCCAAGCGAGAACGACACCGACGCCTATGTGAAGGATGTGTGTACGCGTTGCGATATCCCGCCGGCCGCTGTAGTGTCGATCTCCGACCTGCCGGTTGTGGCGCCCGCCATGGTTCACCATGAGCAAGGGCAGGACCCGTTCACCGCCGCGCAGTATCAAGAGGCCCTCAGACTCGCGCAGGAGTGACCATGGCAGATCAGAATTCGTATACGCCGTCGCAGTCCACCGCCATCGGCGGCATCGCCGGCTCTCTAGCTTTCATCGTCATCTACATTCTCGGGCTCTTCAAGGTCCCGGTGACGCCGGAGTTCGCCTCCGCGGTGACGGTGCTCGTGACGGCCGGCGTCGCCTACATCGGCAACGGCGGAAAGTCCGCGCACACGGTCAAGGAAGACGCCAACGCCCCCAGTGGAGTCTGACGGTGACCGTGATCTGCGTGAGGGACGGCATCATTGCCGCCGACTCCCAGTACACCATCCAGACGAACGAGGGTGGTTCCCGTAAATTCCGCACCAAGAAGCTGTTCCCGGGCAAGACCAAGGACGGCACGGACTTCATCATCGGCACGGCCGGCGGTGGATCCACGTCTCTCACGTTCGCCCGCTGGTACGGCAGCGGCAAGAAGCCGCCGAAGATCTTCGCCGAGGAAGGCCAGAACGACTTCACGTGCCTCGTGCTGCAAGCCGATGGCCTGTGGGAGTACGACGCCTACTGCATCGGCGAGAAGATCGAAGAACCCTTCCACGCCATCGGGTGTGGAGCCAAAGCTGCACTGGGCGCCATGCACATGGGCGCCACCGCAGAGCAGGCCGTCGAGATCGCCTGCCGCATCGACCCGTACTGTTGTCCTCCCATCCTCACCATGTCACTGCCACAGAAGGAATAACTCGTGTCCAATAACTCTTTCGCCCGCAAGGGCCTCGACTCCGATGATGTCTTCAAGGTCTGGATCGAATGCGGCCGCAACGCCCCGGCCGCCGCCCGCAAGCTCGGGTGCACGCCAAGTGCCGTCCGCGCCCACGTCCAGAAGATCCAGCAGTCCGGCGGCGTCCTCAAGGGCAAGGACCACGAGCTCGCAAGCCTGCGGTCCCACGTCAAGACCCTCGAAGCCCACGTCCTCACCGACGAGCGCGTCCGCAAGGAGCTGCTCAAGATTTCCACCGAAGCGGTGGAGCCGCCGAAGTGGCTGGCGACGCCGCCGAAGCGCGTCACCGACACGGCCGGCGTCCCCGTGCTCTTCGCCAGTGACTGGCACTGGGGTGAGGTCGTGCGCCCCGCCGAGATCGGCGGCGTCAACGAGTACAACCTGAAGATCGCCCACGAGCGTGCGCGCTCGTTCGTCACGGTGGCCATCGACCTGCTGAAGAATCACCTGAAGTCCGGCAACTACCCGGGCATCGTGTTCATTCTCGGCGGCGACATGATCTCCGGCGAGATCCACGAGGAGCTGGCGCAGACCAACGAGCTGGAGAGCATCCCAGCGATGCTGGACCTGCTCGGCGTGCTGATCTGGTGCATCGACACGCTCGCCAAGGAGTTCGGCCACGTCTTCGTGCCGTGCGTCACGGGCAACCACGGGCGCACGACGCGCAAGCCGCGGGCCAAGCGTCGCAACCACACGAACTTCGACTGGCTCGTCTACCAGCTGCTGCAGAAGCACTATGCCAATGACAAGCGAGTGCAGTTCCTGATCCCCGAGGGGCCGGACGCCTACTTCAAGGTTTACGGAACGCGGTATTTGCTCACTCATGGTGACCAATTCCGGGGTGGCGACGGCATGATCGGCGCTCTGGGTCCGATTTCGCGTGGCGACAAGAAGAAGCGCTCGCGCAACGTGCAGACCGACCGCAGCTTCGACGTCATGCTGCTCGGCCACTGGCATTCGTACATCCACCTGAATCGTTTCATCGTGAACGGAACCCTGAAGGGCTACGACGAGTACGCCGACGCCAACAACTTCGACGTCGAACCGGCTCAGCAGGCCCTGTGGATTACACACCCGGATCACGGCATCACTTTCCGTATGCCGGTCTTTGTCCAGCGCGGCGGAGTCCTCCCCAAGACCGAGTGGATCTCTGTGCCGAAGGGCGGATAGGCATGAGGGCGCCAATCAAGACGGTAACGGTGGACGACTTCAGTCCATACCGCATCGCTCAGTTCTGGTCGAACATGCGGCTCACGCCAAATGGCTGCATGGAATTTCAGGGCTCAGAGCGAGTCAAGGGATATGGCGTAGTTGAGATGGTTGGCAGGACAGCACGGTCTCACCGTCGCTGCCTTTCCCACCGCGCGGCGTATGCCATGACGTGGGGAGAGTGTCCGGGCGACAAGCACGTCCTGCACTCGTGCGACAACCCACGGTGCATCAATCCGATCCATCTGGAGCTTGGATCACATACCGACAATATGCGCGACATGGTAGCTAAGGGAAGGCACTGGCGCACACAGAGGAGAAATTCAACATGAGTCAGACCTACAAGGGCTCCTTCGCCGAGGCATGCGTCAACATCGCCATCGGGTTCACCATCAACTGGTGCGCCAACATGGTCGTGCTGCCAGCCTTCGGATTCAACCTGACGGGCGGTGTGGCCTTCGAGATCGGCCTCGTCTTCACCGTGATCTCGCTGGTGCGGCAGTTCGTGCTGCGCCGGTTCTTCAACGCCATCAAATGGGGGAACAAGTAATGCTGCCGACGGACGACAAGGCACGCAAGGCGCTGCCGCTTTTCACGTACATCACAGAGTACTTCCCAGACTCCCTGATCGAGGAGTGTCGCGTGGCCGTCATCGGCAACGACCAGCACAACCCCGGCGAGCCACTGCACTGGGCGCGCGAGAAGAGCACGGACCAGCTCAATACAGCCTTCCGGCACATGCTTGACCACAAGAGCGGCGTCGTGAGGGACAAGGACGGCGCCTACCACCTCGCCAAGGCCATCTGGCGCCTGAAGGCCGAGCTGCAGCTGCAGATCGAGCGGGACCGGGCTGCGGCCGCCCTGTCGTCAGTTGCCGACGACTATCCGCTGGCGGCCATCCCTGCAGATGGTGCACCCGCCAGCGAGTTCGGTTAGACTCGGCCGGCGCCCCTAGGGCACTCACAATCCACCTCAATCCGCAAGGAGTTTTCATGTCCAACCTGAATCTGAACGATCCCATCGTCGGCGGCGCCATCGAACTGGTCACCGACGTCGCGATCCGTCTCGGCAATGGCGGCGACCACGTCAAGGAAGTTGCCCGCGCCCAGAAGATCGTCGAAGGCGTCGCTGCCGTGCAGAACGCCAATGCCGGCGACCTCGGCTCCCTGACCACGGCCATCAACGACCTGCTGAACGGCGACCCGGTCGTGGCCGCACTGCTCGTGCAGATCAACACCGGCATCGTGGCCAAGCTGGCCGGCGCGGCGAACAACACGCTGCTCGGCGGCGCCGTCACCGACCTGCTGAACACGGCGCTGGGCTACGTGTCGAAGGCCGCGCAGGCCTACATCACGAAGTACGGCACGCCGGTCGCCGCCCCCGCGGCCTGATGCCATGAAGCACCTCGTCGAAGGGGTTCGTCATGGCCCTCGTGGTACGAACATCATGCTTCGTACCATGAGCCCGGAGCTGTTCACCGGCATCAAGGAGGGCGACGTCGTTGACGTCGTCGTCCTCGCAGAGCAGGCGCCCGTGCCTGCCGCGCCGGTGCAGGCTGCGCTCACCGGGGAGGCGGCACACGCCATCCTCGGCGAGCACCTCGAAAACGCCCTGCAGAACGGCGCCGCCAGTGTCAGCTGACGGCCACATCCGTCTGCAGTTCGTGCTGGGTCACGCGCTGGCCAGTGCGGCCATCGCGTGGTTCAGTGCGGGCCACTTCTCGCATGTCGACGCCGTCATGCCCAGCGGTGCGCTGCTGGGCTCGCGGTCCGACGGTCCGGGTGGGACGCCGAAAGGCGTCTATGCCCGGCCGGCGGCGTACGAGCCGTGGAAGCTGGTCGTGCAGATCAACGTGCCGTGCACGAAGACGCAGGAGAAGAAGTTCTACGCGTTCCTGCGTGCTCAGGTCGGAAAGCCGTATGATCACACCGCCATTTTCGCCTTCGCGGTCAACCGCAATTGGCGCGATGACGACAGCTGGTTCTGCTCGGAACTGATCACGGCGGCCATGGAGAAGGCCAAGATCGTGCCGGAGCTCTACCTTGCCGCGAACAAGGTCACGCCGGTAGCATGCGCCCTCGTGGCGAGTGCCGTCGGGGGCGTCGTAGTCTACGACTCGCGAAACAGCGGGCAGTAAGTAGCCCGAGCCAGAATCCCGGCACTGCAAGGCCCCGTCCGTCGGGGCCTTTTTCTTGGCCACCCCACGGCGCCGTGCTACTATCACAGAAGCCCCTGTCTTGTAAAGGCGGATTTCGCCCATGTCGGCACCCAACCCCACGCCGCTGACGTACAACGGCTTCGTAACTCAGCTCGCGACGCTGGCCGTGGAGAACGTGTCGACCATCAGCGGGGTCGTGACGCCGGGCAGCGCGCCGTTCCTCGCGCTGATCCCGCAGGCCCTGAACTACGCCGAGCTGCGCATCCAGCGCGACCTCGACCTGCTCAGCCTGCTGGTGTCGAACACCTACCAGCTGAACCTCGGCACTAACCTGCTGGCGATCTCTGTCAACGACTTCGTGACGCTGCAGACGCTGACGTCGCCGAGCGGCCCGATCCTACCGGTGAGTAAGGAGTTCATCCAGAACGTCTACGGCAGCAACGCCGTCACAGGTCCGCCCCTGTACTTCGCCATGGCCGGCGGAGACCTCGCGAGCACCGGCAACACGAGCCTGAACGTGCTCTTCGGGCCCTACGCCGACGCGAACTACTCGATCACGGCGTACGGCACGGTCCGCCAGCAGTCGCTCAACCAGTTCAACACGAACCCGGTCGCGAACACGACTACGACCTTCATCAGCACGAACCTGCCGGACATGCTGCTGATGGCCGCGATGATCTACGTCAGCGGCTACCAGCGAAATTTCGGTGCGCAGGGCAACGACCCGGAGATGCCGGGCTCGTACGAGAACCAGTACCAGAACCTGCTCAAGGGCGCGCTCACCGAAGAGGGCCGCAAGAAGTTCACGGCGAGCGCGTGGAGCTCGATGTCCGTGCCGGCCGCTGCTACGCCCAGCCGTTAAGCCGTGCCGCACGCAACGCTCAAGCTGCAGCCGGGGATCAACCAGAACGAGACCCCGGTGCTCAACGAGGCCGGGTTCTCGACGTCGAACCTGATCCGTTTCCTGCCGGACCCAAAGCTCGGCGGCATCGCGCAGAAGCTTGGCGGCTGGACCAAGTTCTACCCAAACCAGATCTCGTCCGTCGTGCGCAGCATGCTCGCATGGCAGGACACGAACAGTTTCCCGCATCTCGGCTACGGCACTCAGAACGCTGCGGGCACCTATCAGTCGCAGCTCGCCGTGATCACGCAGGGCATCCTTGAGGACGTCACCCCGCGGTCCCTGACGGACAACATCACGGCCGCTGCGGCGTCGACGATCAACACCGCAAAGGTCGTGATCACCGACAACACCATTACCAACATCACCGGGTACGACACCGTCTACATCCCGGTGCACATCAGCGTCGGCGGCCTCGTCCTTTTCGGCCTCTACCCGTGCGACCCTGACGGGTACATCAGCGCGAACTCCTACACGGTCTACGCGCAGGACATCTTCGGCAACCCGCAGCTGGCAACCGGCACGAGCGCAGTTACCACGGTGCCCCTGCTTGCCACGACGAGCGGCAGCGCCGTCGTGCAGGTGACGCTGAACAACCACGGCTACGTGGTCGGCAACACCTACCCGCTGCTCGTTCCGCTCACAGTCGGCGGCATCACGCTCTACGGCAACTTCGTCGTGCAGACGGTGATCGACGCCAACAACTTCACGATCTCAGCAAACACGCTGGCGTCGGCGACCACGTCGGCCAGCGTCAACGGCGGCAATGCCCGGTACATCTACGGCTTCGGAGTGGGTGCCATCCCGTCTGGCACAGGCTACGGCATTGGCGGCTACGGCTCTGGCGGATACGGCACGGGCACCGCGGTCGCGCCGACCACCGGTACTCCGGTAAGCGCCAGCAACTGGGGTCTCGACAACTGGGGCGAGAGCATGATCGCCGCGCCGAATGTGCCTCCCGAGGTCATGACGGCGACGAGCTCCGGCATCGCGGCCGGCGTCGGCACGCTGAACTTCCCGGGCACCACGATCACCGTGGACGCCGGCGAGATCATCACGGTGTCCGGCGCCACGCCCAACACGTGGAACGGAAACTGGACGGTGACGGCGAGCACGGCCAACAGTGTGTCCTTCGTCTATGGCGGCGTCGTCAACCTGAGCGGCACCGCGCAGGTCCTCGTGAACACGTCGCCGTACCAGCCCCTGTACCAGTGGAACCCGCTGGGCGGCAGCCCGACGGCCACGGTCCTGCCGTATGGGCCGCCGGTGGTCTCCGGCTTCTTCGTTGCCATGCCGCAGCGCCAGATCATCGCGTGGGGCACGACTTTCACTGGCATCATCGACCCGCTACTCGTGCGCTGGTGCGACGTCAACAACTACAACACGTGGATCGGCTCTGTCACGAATCAGGCCGGCAGCTACCGCATCCCGAAGGGATCGCGCATCGTCGGCGCCCTGCAGGGCCCGCAGCAGGGCTACATCTGGACCGACCTCGGCATCTGGAGCATGCAGTACATCGGCCAGCCGTACATCTACAGCTTCAACGAGATCGGCAACGGCTGCGGCCTGATCGCGCGCCGCGCGGCCGCCACGCTGAACGGCACCGTCTACTGGATGGGGCCGTCGCAGTTCTTCTCGCTGTCGAGCGGCGGCGTGCAGCCGCTGCCGTGCCCGCTGTGGGACGTCATCTTCCAGAACCTCGACCAGACCAACCTCGACAAGATCCGCGTCGCCGTGAACTCGCGCTTCTCGGAAATCACGTGGTACTACCCGACCACGACGAGCAATGGCGAGGTCGCGGCCTACGTGAAGTTCAACGCCGTGCTCGGCGCGTGGGACTTCGGCTCTCTCGCCCGTACAGCGTGGCTCGACCAGTCCGTGCTCGGTCCGCCAATCGGATTCGACCCGACGCTGATGTACCTGTACCAGCACGAGACGTCGACGGACGCCGACGGGCAGGCGATGCTGCCATTCATCCAGACCGGTTACTTCGCCATCGGCGACGGCGACCTCAAGACGTTCGTCGATCAGGTGTGGCCGGACATGAAGTGGGGGTACTACGGCGCCGCGCAGAACGCGAGCGTCCAGCTGACCTTCTACTTCGCCGACTACCCGGGCCAGACGCCGATTGTCGACGGTCCGTACACGCTCGTGCAGGGCACGCAGTTCGTGACGCCGCGCATCCGCGGCCGCCTGCTGTCGATCAAGATCTCCAGCCAAGACATCGGGTCGTGGTGGCGCCTCGGCGGCATGCGCTACCGATACGCACCTGACGGGAAATTCTAATGAGCAATCTCGGCGACATCCTTACAGCTGCAAAGAACCTCGTGACGGCGGTCAACACCGTCGCGCAGAACTACCTGAACGTGCAGGGCGCGAGCAATCTGCCCGACCTAACGGCCGCCACGGTCCTCAAGACCACGGCGGGTCGCGTGTGCAACGTGGTCGTGACCGTCGCGGGCTCGGCTCCGGGCTCGGTGTACGACTCGAACACGACGACCGGCACCTCCAAGAAGCTCTTCGTCATCCCAAACACCACTGGCGTCTACGTCGTGAACATGCCGACGCGCATCGGCCTGCTCGTGGTCCCCGGGACCGGCCAGACCGTGACTGTCAGCTACTCCTGAGGCCGCCATGCCACTCGCAAAAGGTCACTCCCGCAAAGCCATCTCGGCGAACATCTCCGAGCTCGTCGGCACCGGCCGCCCGCAGAAGCAGGCCGTCGCCATCGCGCTGGACGTCGCCCGCAAGGCCAAGGCCGGCGGCGGCAGCTTCACGACGACCACCCAGACCATGGGCTCGCACCTGCACACCGGTCCGATACACAGCCCGGTGGCGGGCCGCACCGACCATCTGCCGATGCACGTGCCGAGCGGCTCGTACGTGATCCCCGCCGACATCATCTCGGCGATGGGCGAAGGCAACACGATGGCGGGCTTCAAGCACATGCGCCGCATGTTCAGCGGCCTGCCGTACGGTGGCGCCGGCGACATGCCCTATGGTCAGGGAGCCGGCCCGTACGGCGAGCCAGTGCAGCGTGCTGCTGGCGGTCAGGTCGCGGCGAAAGACCCGGGCGTTGCCATCGTCGCCGCGGGCGGTGAGTACGTGCTATCCCCAGACGAAGTGCGCGTGGCCGGCGACGGCGACCTCGACATGGGCCACCGTGTGCTCGACGAGTTCGTGAAGCGCTACCGGCGCGATACCATCAAGACGCTGAAGAATCTTGCCCCACCACGTAAGGACTGACGCCATGACTGACGAACCCGAGCTGGTCATCCGTATCGCAACCCCTGACGACATGGACGAGCTCATGAAGCTGGCAGTGGCCGGCTGCAAGGACAACGGATTCCTCGAACCCAGCATCCCGCGACTCGCGCAGGACTTCTGGTCGGCGACGCATCTCGATCACGGCCTGTGCGCAGTCATCGGGCCGCCGGGCGGCGGCATCGAGGGCATGATCCTGCTGCGCATCGGCACGATGTGGTACTCCGAGGCCCCAGTGCTGGAGGAGAAGGCGATCTTCATCTACCCGGAGTTCCGCAGCGCCAAGGGCGGTCGCGCGAAAAAGCTGTGCGAATTCGGGAAGCAGACCGCTGACAAGCTCGGTATGCCGCTGATCATCGGCGTGCTGTCGAATCACCGCACTGAAGGCAAGGTGAAGATGTACCAGAGAATATTTGGGGCTCCCGCTGGTGCGTTTTTCCTGTACGGAGCGAAAACCGGATCGGCGCAAGAATGAGCGTCGGAAAAAACAAATTCTACGTCTATGAGCACTGGAGATCAGACACCGATGAGTGTTTCTATGTTGGAAAGGGGCGGCGTGGTCGCGCTTATTACATGAATCTACGTCACAAGCACCACCTAGCTGTGCAGGAGGAGTTGCGCCTGTCTGGGTCAAGAGTTCTGGTTACGATAGTTGCCAGAGAGATGAGCGAGCAAGACGCGTATCTTTTAGAGCAGCAGAGAATCCTTCACTGGAGATCCGTAGGGCACCCTCTGGTCAACTTGACGAATGGCGGAGGCGGGTGTTCAGGCTTCCGTCGATCAGAAGAATGGAAGATCGGCGTCTCTAGACTCATGAAGGGGAAGATCGTATCGGCGGAGACTCGGCACAAAATATCTGTCTCCCAGATCGGAAGGACCATCCCCGCAGAGACTCGGGCAAAGACGTCTGCATCTGTCAAGAGATCATGGACGCCCGAGCGAAGAGCAGAGCAGTCGGCGCGAATGAAGCAGCGCCTATTGAGCGATCCGATACTCGCAAGCGGTGCTTTCTTCCTTTACGGAGCCAAGACGGGTGAGGTTGGTGCTGTCTCCGGTTGACAGCAACGCGTTTTCGTATACAGAGACGGAGTGATCGATGCCATAATCGGCATCGGCTTGCATCAGGGGTTGCACCCTACCTACTTTTCTCGATGCCCATGTGATGACGTGCACGTCCGGTGCCTTTCTCGGGAAAGGACGAGGTCTGCATGGGCGGTAAAAGTTCAAAATCGCAATCGACGGTGACTGTCCCGCAGGACGTCCTCGCACGATACAACAACGTCAATGCGCAGGCGCAGACAGCGGCCTCCGCTCCGTTCCAGACCTACAGCGGACAGTTCGTCGCGCCGCTCACGGATACGCAGAACGCTGGCGTCCAGAACACGAACACCTCGGCCGGCGCGGCCCAGCCGTACTATCAGGCGGCCACTGGCGCCCTTGGTACCGGACAAGACCAGTCCATGCCTCTCTACCAGAGCGGCATCGGCTCGATCAATCAGGGCATAGGCGTTGGCGCCGGTCTCGGCGCCGCGGCACTCGGCAGTCTTCAGCAGGGTCAGGGCGCATCCGCTCCGCTGTACGCGGGCGCAGAAGGGGCGATCTCCGGCGCTCAGGGTAGCGCGCAGCCGTTCAACACGCAGGCCGCGCAGGGCTACCAGTCGGCGCTCGGCGCCGCGCAGCCGTACAACTCGATGGCGACGCAGCTCGGCCTCGCCGGCGCGCAGGCCGTGAACCCGGGGCAGCTGAACACTCAGCAGTTCATGAGCCCCTACATCCAGCAGGTCCTGCAGGGAACCGCTGGCATGCTCAACCAGCAGAACCAACAGCAGCAGAGCGGCCAGCTCGGCACTGCGATTCAGAGCGGCGCCTTCGGCGGCGACCGCGCCGGCATTGCCGCGGCCAACCTCGGCCAGCAGCAGCAGCTCGCGAACTCGAAGATCTACTCGGACATCCTGAATCAGGGCTACACGCAGGCGCTCGGCGCCGCCCAGCAGCAGCAGGGCGTCGGCCTCGGCGCCGCGCAGGCCAACCGCGCCGCGCTCGCCGGCGCCGGCCAGCAGCTCTCTGGCATCGGCCAGCAGGTCTACGGTCAGGGTACGGGCACCGCTGAGCAGCAGGCCGCCCTCGGCCAGCAGGTCTTCGGTCAGGGGCTCGCCGGTGGGCAGGCTCAGGCTGGGCTTGCTGGTCAGCTCTTCGGTCAGGGCCAGCAATCCGCGCAGACGCAGGCGAGCCTCGCGCAGATGCTCTCGCAGCTCGGTCTCTCCGGAGGTCAGGCGCAGATCGGCGCCGGTCAGGCGCTCTACGGTCAGGGCCAGCAGACGGCACAGACCCTCGCGCAGCTCGGCAGCGGCGCGCAGACGGCGGGTCTTCAGGGCGCTCAGGCCCAACTTGCCGCCGGTCAGGTGCAGCAGCAGACGCAGCAGGCGCAGGACACGGCGCTGTACAACCAGTTCCTGCAGCAGCAGTCGTATCCGTTTCAGGTGTCGCAGTTCCTCGCGAACATCGCGGAAGGCACTGGATCGCTCTCGGGTTCGACGACGACGTCGACGCAGCCCGGCGGCTTCTTCTCGGACGAGCGCCTGAAGGAGAACATGCACGAGATCGGCAAGACCCACGACGGTCAGCCGATCTACCGGTACAACTACAAGGGCGACGGCCGCACGCAGATCGGCCTCAAGGCGCAGGACGTCGAGCACTCGCATCCGGATGCCGTCGGTCTCGCCGCTGGCTACAAGACCGTCGACTACGACAAGGCGACGCGCGACTCCATGGGCGGCAGCGTGTCGCCGTCTGGCGTGCGCGAGGGCTTCGCCGACGGCGGATCCCCGGACTTCACCGGTCTCGCCTCGGCTCACGGCCAGATGTACGCGCCGTATAGCGGTGGTGGGCTTTACGGCGCCCCTGCGGGTGGCGGCATGTACGGCGGAGTTCAGGGCCACGTCCCAGCCGCAAACCTGCCCGTGGGACAACTCGCAGTTGCCAAGACTCCAGAGAAGGGCCCCGGCGTCGTCGAGCAGATGAACCAGATGGCCAAGCTCGGCGAGAACGTGAACTCCGGGTACAACCTCGGCAAGGATCACGGCTGGTGGGGCAAGGACAAGACCGGCGGCCTCGACCCGAATGGCAACGACGTCGCCAATGACGAGCCGCTCGCTGTGCCGAGCTCGGCCGGCGGCCTGCGTGGCGGATTCGCCGATGGTGGCGCTCCGGGTCTCGATATCCCGAACGACGCGCCTCACAACACGCTCGCCGTTGCTCAGCCTCCGCAGGGCAAGCCGCGCAGTGGCATGGATGACGCCATGGATGTCGCGAAGATCGCGGCCATGGTGTCATCCCTGACGCGA